TGCACCTGCCCTTGGCTACGGGTTTCTAAGGCCCCACCTACCTACCAGCTCCCCAAGCCGGCTTGGCTGCCCTGGCGGTGGCTTTCTGCTGGCCTGTCTCATCTGCCCGTGCGCCCTGGTGGCGCGCTTTGACCCTGGAGGTCTCCATGGGCACTCGTGGACCCATCCCCAAGCGGAGCGAGGAACGTCGCCGGGCCAATAAGAGCGACGGGCCTAAGCTCATACACGCCCCTTCGGGGGCGCCGGCTGGCCTACCGGATCTGCCGGAGCCGGACGAACTGTGGCATCCGATCGCCTCGGACTGGTATCTGTCCCTGCGGGAGTCGGGGCAGGCGGCGTTCTATCAGCCGTCAGACTGGGCGGTGGCCCGGTATGCCGCGGACTTGATGTCGAAGGTGCTGCTGTCGGAGCGAGGGCCGAACGGCCAGTTGGTGGCCGCACTGAACTCGGTGATGTCGTCGCTGCTGACGACCGAGGGCGACCGCCGTCGGGCCCGGATGGAACTGGAAAGGCAGAAGCCAGCCGAGACGAGACTGGCGTCGGTCAGCCCGCTGGATTCCTACCGTGACATCGCAGGCGGATGACGAGCAGGTCCCCGACGTCGTCGAACCCTTCACACTCGGACCTACGTGGAAGCGCGGACCTGACGGCAAGTTCATCCTGCCCGAGTACACGCTGGGCTGGCAGTGCTTGGCATGGACGGCCACGTACCTGCAGCACTACGTCGGAAAGACGTGGCAGTACACCGCCGAGCAGGCTCGCCTGACGCTGTGGTGGTACGCGATGGATCCGGAGACGAACCGGTTCCTGTGGCGCGACGGCGTGATCCAGAGGCTGAAGGGGCACGGCAAGGATCCTTTGAAGGCGACGTGGGCGGCGTTCGAGTTCGTGGGGCCGTGCCGGTTCGACAAGGTCGCGGACGAAGGTAACGAGTGGGATGTGCCGCCTGGGCAGCCGCTGGGCGTGCAGCATCCGGCGGCGTGGGTGCAGATCGCGGCGGTGTCGCAAGACCAGACCCGGAACGCGATGACACTGTTCCCGTCGATCCTGTCAAAGCGGGCGATCGAGGAGTACCGCATCGACCTCGGTAAGGAGATCATCTACGCCGACAAGGGGCGGGCCCGCATCGAGGCTGTGACGTCGTCACCGCGCGCTCTTGAGGGTGGTCGACCGACGTTCACGTCGATGGGGGAGACGCATCACTGGCTGGAGTCGAACTCGGGGCACGAGATGGCGGCGGTCATCGAGCGCAATGCAACGAAGTCGGCTGACGGCCAGTCCCGGACGTTGGCGGACACCAACGCCTTCGAGCCAGGCGAGGACTCGGTGGCCGAGCGCACCCGGGACGCCTACGAAGCCGCGGAAGCCGGCCGGGCCGCCGACACGGGGTTGTTCTACGACACACTGGAGGCTCCTCCTGAGGCGAAGCTGACGGAGGCGTGGATCGAGCCGACGCTTCGAGCGGTCCGCGGGGATTCGACGTGGTTGGACATCGGCCGACTGAAGGCGTCGATCCTAGATGTCCGTAACCCGCCGAGCCGATCTCGCCGCTTCTGGTACAACCAGATCGCCGCGGCCGAGGATGCGTGGCTGGCCCGCTACGAGTGGGACGCCTGCAAGCGCGAGGACTTGGCGCTGCAGGACGGCGACGAGATCGTTATGTTCTTCGATGGCTCCAAGTCCGACGACGCGACGGGCCTGGCGGCCTGTCGCATGTCGGATGGCCTCGTGTCCGCGCTGGGTGTCTGGCAGAAGCCGGCGAACTGGCCAGCACCGAACACGCCGGGCTTCGTGCCGTACCAGATCCCGCGGGACGAGGTGCATGGCGTGGTGGAGAACGCGTTTGCCCGGTTCAAGGTGCTGGCGTTCTTCGCCGACCCGGGTGGCGGCAAGGACGACGAAGACGGCGAGATGTACTGGGACTCCTACGTCGACCTGTGGGGTCAGACCTGGGGTCCCAAGCTTGCGCTTCGCGCAGTGCTGTCTGGGCCGAAGGCGCACGCGGTGCGCTGGGACATGCGCGGTGACTCGCGGAACCAGGAGACGTTCACGGAGGCGGTGAAGCGCACGCACGCCGACGTGCTGCAGCGGCAGTTAGTGCACGACGGCCACAAGACACTGCGCATGCATGTGATCAACGCCCGGCGGCGAACCAACCGGTGGGGTGTGACGATCGGTAAGGAGCACCGTGCGTCCGCGAAGAAGATCGACCTTGCTATCTGCATGGTCGGGGCTCGGATGCTGCGCCGGATGATCCTCAACTCGCCGAAGCGGGCGAAGAAGAAGACCGCGGGCAAGGGGAGGGTGGTGGTGTTGCGATGACCCTGTCCATCCCCGAGTTGCCTCTGGTGACGTTGTCGGATGATGAGCTGGCCCTGGTGCAGATGCTGCGGGCGGACATGCTGCGTGACCGCTGGGCGCTGCAGTTGCGGGATGCGTACTTCAACGGCGAGCAGCTGGTGCGCGATCTGGGCATCAGCATCCCGCCGCAGTTGAAGGGCCTGCACACGGTCATCGGCTGGCCGCGGGTCGGCGTCGAAAGCCTTGAGGAGCGTCTCGACCTGGAGGCGTTCCGGTGGGCGGATGGCGCGGACTCCAGTGAGCTGTCGGAGATCGCCGAAGCGAACGATCTCTTCGACGAGTCGTCGCTGGCCCACCTGGACGCTCTGGTGTATGGCCGGGAGTATCTGGCGGTCGGGTCGGGAGACTGCGATGGGGAGTGTCCGCCGCTGATCTCGGCGGAGTCGCCGCTGGATATGACGCTGATGTGGGATGCCCGCCTGCGGATGGGCACGGCGGCTCTGCGGGAGTGCGCCGCGGACTCGTACATCGAGTCGGGCCCCGAGGAGCGCATGCTGGTTCTCTATCTGCCGGATCAGACGGTGATGTGCCTGCCGTCGGCGTCTGGTGGGTGGGAGGTCGTCGACCGGGACATGCACAACCTGGGTGTGGTGCCGGTGGTGCGGATGGCGAACCGGCAGCGGACTGCGGACCGGGTGGGCAGGTCGGAGATCACGCCGGAGGTCATGTCGATCACGGATGCGGCGTGCCGGCGTCTGATGGGCATGGAGGTGGCTGCGGAGTTCTTCGGCGCCCCGCAGCGGTACATCCTGGGGGCGTCGGAGTCGGCGTTCCAGGACGCGGACGGTACGGCCAAGAGCGCGTGGGAGACGTACATCGGCCGGGTGCTCGCGTTGGAGCGGGACGAGGACGGTCAGGTGCCGTCGGTCGGCCAGTTCGCGGCTCACGATCCGACAGGCATGACGAAGATCATTGACCTGTATGCGCGGATCATGTCGTCGCAGTTCGGTCTGCCGCCGCACATGCTCGGCTACACCACCGACAACCCGGCTTCCGCTGATGCGATTCGGTCGACGGAGGCGAAGCTCGTCAAGCGCAGCGAGCGGCGGATTCGCCGTTTCGGTGCGGCGTGGCAGCAGGCGATGCGTCTCGCGCTGTGGGTGCGTAACGGGGAGCCGCCGGAGAAGACCCGGCGGATCGAGACGGTGTGGCGGAACCCGGCGACTCCGACGGTGGCAGCCCAGGTGGATGCCACCGTCAAGCTGGTCCAGGCCGGGGTGCTGCCCGCGGACAGTGACGTCACCCTGGAGATGGCCGGGTTCACTGAGGCGCAGCGGCAGCGGATCACGGCGGATCGCCGTCGTTCTGCTGCTGCGGCTGCCGGCGGGGGTCTGATGGCGCGGCTGGCTGCTTTGAATGACGAGCCGGCTGGGTCTCTGCCTGATGTGGTGGAGGTCGACGGTGGCGACGACGGTCTCTGATGGCGGCCGGGATCCGGAGCGGTATCGGGCTGCGCAGCGTGGCCTGACGCGGATGCTGGTGCGGGATGTTCGAGGCCTGCGCCGGTTGATCATTCCGTCGCGGCTGCGGCAGTCGATGCCGGACTGGTTTGCCGCGGTGCAGGCGGTGGTGGATCAGTACGCGCAGACGTCGGCCGCGCTGGGTGCCGAGTTCTACGACGGGCAGCGGGCTGCGGCGGAGGTGGCTGGCTCGTTCACGGTGCCTGTCGCGGATCCGCCGCCGCCGGGGAAGACGGAGGCGTCGCTGCGGTGGGCGGCGAAGGACGTGTGGGAACGCGATCCGGAGCAGGCCACGCCCGCACAGCGGGAGCCGCTCGAGGTCCGGCTGGAGCAGGCCGAGAAGAAGGCCGAGCTCGTCGTTCAGAAGCTCGTCGCGGATACGGGTCGCGGTACTGTCCTGGAGGCGGTGCGGCAGGACCCGCAGGCGAGAGCGTGGGCGCGGACAGCGGCGCTCGGTGCGTGCGCCTTCTGCAAGCTACTGGCCTCCCGCGGTTCGGTCTTCGCCCGGGAGACGGTGGGCTTCCGCGCTCATGACGGCTGTCATTGCGCAGCCGTTCCGGTCTTTGCGGGGCAGACGTTTGAGCCGTCCCCGCAGGCCCGTGAGTGGGCGCGGCTGTATGAGGAGTACGCCGCTGGCCACTCCGGTAGCCAGCTTGCCCGTTTCCGGCGGGCGCTGGCGGAGCACGACTCGAATCCGCTTCCGGGTTCGTTCTGAGTATCCGGTCGCCCTGGTGGCGGCCTTCCCCCTTTTTCGACAGCCCCTGGAGGGCCGATTCGTCATGCCCGAAGAGACCGAGACCGTCGAGCAGCAGGACACCGGCACTGAGGAGGGCGTTGAGGAGACGTCCGCCGAGGAGAACGGCACCGAGCAGCAGGAGACCGCCCAGGAGGCGGACACCGGCGGCGAGGAGAAGCCGTTCGACCGGAAGAAGTTCGAGGCGGAGCTGCGGAAGAAGAACAGCGAGGCCGCGAACCTCCGCAAGCGTCTGAAGGAACTGGAGCCGGCTGCTGCCGAGCTGCAGCGCATCAAGGACGCGGAGAAGTCGGAGTCCGAGCGCCTCAACGACCAGCTGGAGCGTGCACGGGAGCAGGTGGCCAAGACGCGTCAGCGTCTGGCGCGCACGCAGGTGCAGGCCCTGGCGATGACGTCGTTCGCTGACCCGGAGGACGCGGTCGGCGCGCTGGATCTCGACTCGTACATCGACTCTGACGGCGACATCGACGAGGCGGCCATCAAGGCGGACCTCGAAGCGCTCCTCGAGCGCAAGCCGCACTGGGCGAAATCCCAGCCCCAGGAGGGCCCGCGGCGCCCCGCGCCGGATCGCACTCAGGCGTCCGGCGCCAACAAGAAGCAGGCCCCCAACCCTCGCGACGAGTTCGCAGGGTGGCTGAGTTCGAAGCTCACGTAGCTTCGGGAGAAGAGACATCATGGCGGTCACCGCCCCCCTGACGCTGTCCAACGTGGACGGCGCGCTCCTGCCCCGCACGATCACCGCGCCGATCTTCGAGAAGTCGGTGGAGGCGTCCGCGGTCATGCAGCTGGCCCGTCCGGCGCCGCTGGCCCTGGACGCGACGACGTCGGTGCCGATCCCGATGGACGTCCCCGTGGCGGACTGGGTCGGGCAGGCGGCGAAGAAGCCCCTGTCGACGGGCGGCGTCGACGTGAAGCAGATGCAGGCGAAGAAGGTCGCCGTGCTCATCCCGGTCGCGATGGAGGTCGCGAAGACCAACGCGGGCGGCCTGTACGACCAGCTGCAGAAGGATCTGCCGACGGCATTCGCGCGGGCTTTCGACCACGCGACGATCCACGGCCAGACGATGAAGGGCGCGGCGGGCCCGTTCACCGAGTACCTGGCGGCTACCTCCAACAGCGTGGCGCTGGGTACGGCCACGCAGGCGGAGGGCGGCATCTGGGCCGACTTCGTCAACGGTATGGCGGAGGTCGTCGACTCGGACTGGGACTACACGGGTACGGTCGCGGACCACCGGCTGAAGCCGTCGCTGCTGCTGGCGACGGACACCACGGGTCGGCCGATCCTGGTGGACACGCAGACGCCGGGTACGAACATGGCGGCGGCGGGCACGCTGATCGGTGAGCCGCTCGCTTACTCGCGGAGCGTGTCGGGGAAGCAGCGTCGGCAGTCGACGTCGGTCGACACCGGTCTGCGGGCGATCGGCGGCGACTGGTCGCAGGCGGCCTACGGCGTGGGCATGGACATCACGGTCCGGATCTCTGACCAGGCGACCTACGTCGACGAGGAGGGCGGCGTCCACTCCGCCTTTCAGGAGAACCTCGTCCTGATCCTCGCGGAGGCCTACTACGGCTTCGTCCTCGGCGACGTCGACGCGTTCGTGAAGTACACCGGCACTCCGAGCGGTTCCTGATGGGCACGGCTGTCCCGGCTTCCGCGCCGGGCGGGGCAGCCAAGCCCCTGACTGTCGTCGCTCGTGTCCATGCGATGCCACCAGAGCACAATGCGGGTGCCGAGCACATGCTCGTGTCGATGCTGCGGCCTCTGGTGGAGCGCGGGCACGACGTATCGGTGTGGCTGTCCCGCTATGGGAAGGCCAGCCGGGAGTACGAGTACCGCGGCATCAAGGTGGTGCCGCTGTCTGCACGACTGGACTTCCCGAACGCGGTGAAGCGGGCGGACGTGCTGCTGGCACATCTGGAGACGGTTCCGTCGACAGCGTCGCTGGCTCGCGGCTACGGTAAGAAGCTGATCGTGGTGTGCCACAACACGCACCGGCCGACGTTCCGGGATGCGGCGGCCGGCGGTACTTCGCTGGCGGTGTACAACTCGCAGTGGATGGAGCGGGAGGCGGAACTCTTCTTCGCCGAGTACCCGAAGTCCATCCGCCCCGCGCAGTCGCTGATCGTGCGCCCGCCCGTGTTCGCCGACGAGTACGCGACGAAGCCCGGCAAGGCGATCACGCTGGTCAACTGCAATGCGGAGAAGGGCGGCAAGGTTCTTCGGGATCTCGCCTCCCGGATGCCGGATCAGCAGTTCCTTGCGGTGAAGGGCGCCTACGGTGAGCAGATCCTCCCGGACCTGCCGAACGTGGAGATCGTCGACCACGTCCGGGGCGAGGACATGCGGGAGCAGGTGTACGCCCGCACGCGGGTGCTGCTGATGCCGTCCTCGTATGAGTCGTGGGGCCGGGCCGCCTGTGAGGCGCTCGCCTCAGGTATCCCCGTGATCGCGCACCCCACCCCGGGGTTGTGTGAGTCGCTGGGCGAGGCTGGGATCTTCGTCGACCGCAATGACGTCGCCGGGTATGAGGCGGTGCTGCGGAAGCTGCTGGCGCCCGCCGAGTACCGGCTGGCGTCGAAGCGGGCGAAGACCCGGTCCGCCGAGCTCGATCCGGCCGCCGATCTGGCGGCCTGGTGCAGTGCTGTGGAGTCCCTCGCCAAGAAGTAGGAGGCATCGTGGCATTCGTTCCTCCTACCGCCGAGCAGCTCGGCCTGTACCTGGGCATGGATGAGATCGACGGGGCGCGGGCTGACCTGCTGATCACGTCCGCGACCGCTCTCTGCCAGACGATCGTCAAGCCTCTCCCGGAGGGCGCGGAGGCGGTCGTCCTCTCAGTCGCGGGGCGGGCCTATGTCAACCCCCAGCAGGTCAGCTACGAGACGATCGGCCCCATGTCGGTGCAGCGCCCCCAGGGATCTGGCGGCCTGTACCTGACCAAGGCCGACAAGTCGGCGCTCAAGTCCCTCGCCGGCCGCGGGGGAGCGTTCACCGTCGATCCGACACCGACTACCGCCGATCCGTCGCCGACGTGGCCGATCGACGATCTGACCGGGTGGGCGGAGGACTATGAGGCGGGCTGGGGGTATCCCTGATGCCTGCCCCGTACCCGTTCGGGGAGACGGTGCGGATCCTGCGCACGGGCGTTTCTCCGGGTCGGGATCCGCGCGGACAGCCGCTGCCGGGCCCAGACGAGTCGTTCGACCTGGCCGGCTGTGTGGTGACGCCACGCGCGGAGACTCCGCAGGTGGGCGGCAGCCAGCAGCAGGACCGGGACACGGTCATCGTCGGCTGGACGGTGTACGCCCCGCCGGACCATCCGAGCATGCCGCTGCGGACGACGGACAAGGCCCAAATCCGGGGTGTCGTCTGCGAGATCACGGGCGAGCCGGGCGACTGGGGCCGCTCACCGTTCACTGGCACCCGCGGCCCAATCCAGTTCGCCGCAGACCGCGTCACCGGCTGACCAGGGAGGTTCTGATGGCCGCGAAGTTCAAGGTCAAACGCAAGGGCATCGGGCAGATGCTGCGGATGCCGGGCATGCAGGCAGAGATGCTGCGACGCGCCGAGGTCATCAAGGGCGTGGCTGTCGGCATCTCCCCGGTCGACCCGCACAGTCCTCACCCCGGTCACTACAAGGAGTCCTGGGAGACGGACAGTACCGCTCGGGGCGGCCGACGGCGGGACCGCGCGGTCGGCTACGTCCGCAACACGTCCTACTACGCCCGCTGGGTGGAGTACGGCACGGAGAAGGTGCGCGCGCATCATGTGCTGCTGAGGGCCGCGCAGATCGGCGGACGAGACCAGTGACCGTCCTCGTCGACATCGAGCTGGAGCTCATCAGCCGCGGCACGGCCCGCTTCCCGCAGGCCGTGGTCCGGGACGAGCTCGACAACAACCTGCTCAACGAACTGCCGACGATCCAGATCAACCAGATCCCGGCCGGGGATGACGACGGGGTGCGTCTGGCCCGGATGCTAGTCGACGTCGACGTGTACGCGGCAACGCGGGCCGACGCCATCACGCTGGCCCGGGACGTGCACCGCTGGGTGACTGGCGAACTGCGCGGCTCATCCAGCGACGACCTGGTCATCGGCCGCACGGGCGCTGTCACCCTGCCCGCGATCCGGCCCTATGAGAACGCCGCCCTCCGCAGGGTTGGCGCCACCTACGAGATCTTCTGTCACCCGGTTTCCTGACCGGCTGTTCGGCCCGCGCCAGGCCCATTAGTTCCCGCCCGTGCGCGGGCTTCACGCATGTCTGGAGACATCATGGTCAACATCACCCGCGCAGCGGATCTGCTTGAGGTGGGGGCGAATGGAGGGGGCTGGACAGCTCCTGTCGGCTCGACGTCCCCGGGCGATCCGGAGATTCAGCCGGCGTCGCCGTGGCTGCCGCTGGGCGCCATCTCGGATGACGGTCTGGTGCAGGGCTTCGAGGAGGACTCGGAGTCGTTCACGCCGTGGGGGTACACGGCGCCGATCCGCACCACGATCACGTCGTCGCTGCGGACGTTCGGGCTGACGGTGTGGGAGACGGGCCGGACGACGGTGCAGGCGCTGCAGTACCGCCTGGACACCGCCGACCTGACCCCGACCGGCGGTCTGACGACGTTCGCGGAGACGGCGAGCCCGGTGCCGGACCGGCGGGCGTTCTGGTTCGTGGTCCTGGACGGCGACAGCTTCCAGCGCGGCTTCTACGTGCCGGAGGGGGAGATCACCGAGCGGTCGGACGTGAACCACAAGCAGGACGAGGTCGCGGGCTACGAGTGGACGATCACCGCGTACCCGGACGCTGCCGGGAACACGGTCTACCACTACGACCGGGTGCCGGAGACCGCCGAGTACACGGGGTCCTGAATACGGGTGGACGGGCCGTAGGCACCTGCGGGTGCCACCGTTGGCGCGGGCCCGGCCCGTCCACCTTCACACCAGCCCGCGCCGAGAGACGAGTAGGGAGCCCGCGCCATGGCAGCGACGCGCAAGACCACCAGCAGCACGAGCAGGAAGCCGCGCACTGCGGCACGTGCAGCATCCCGCCCCGCCACAACCCGGCGTCCGGAGCCGGACGTCGAGCCCGACGAGGATGTCGAGGTGCCGGCGTCGGAGGCGCAGGAGATCGAGGCGGAGGGGTACGTCACCGCGGAGCTGTGCGGTGAGGAGGTGCGGATCGTTCCTCCGGCGGCGTGGCGGCTGTCGTGGCAGCGGATGCTGACGCAGGGCCTGATCGACGCGTTCGCGGAGAGGGTGCTGCACCCGGACGATTTCGACTTCTTCATCGAGATCGATCCGACGGCCCAGGAGTTCCAGGAGTTTGTGGCGGATGCGGGGGAGCGGGCGGGGGAGTCGTTGGGAAAGTCCGCGGTACGGTCGCGATCTGGGAGGCCCACGCGGAGGCGGTAGAGGCCGATCTGATCGACCGGCACTACGACATCGCTGATGTGCTGGCCGGCAGACGGTCGTGGCGGTGGCTGCGGGTTTTTATCGAGCATCTGCCGCCGGAGTCTCACACGATGACCGCTCTCCGCAATGGCCTCACGCCGATGCAGATTGAGGAGCAGGCGGGCAGGGGCGAGCCGGAGAAGGCCCGCTGGTCGCAGCAGGAGCAGTTGCTCGCCGCGGCGGTGGATGCGATCCGCCGCCTGGAGTGGGTGCTGATCTGCGTCAACGTCGACAAGAAGTCGAAGCGGCCGGATCCGCCTGAGCCGATGCGCCGGCCGGGTGCGGGGCCGCGGAAGAAGACCGCGCAGCTCACCGACAAGTCCGCGAACCGGCTCTTCGAGCTGTTGCAAGGGGGCGCCGCATAGGGCGCTGGGAGGAGGCTCCCGGTGCCTGCTATCTCTGTCGGCTCGGTCGAGGTCGATGTCGTCCCGAACGCGCGTGGCGTGCAGTCGCGGCTGCGGGCCGCGCTGGTGCCGCCTGCGTCGACAATCGGTGATGAGGTTGGCCGGATCATCGGTCAGCGGATCGCCGCGAACATCGCGCCGGCGGTGCGGGACGGTATTCAGGACGGTGCGCGGGCTGCTCGTCCTGCGGCGGCTCGGGGTGGTCAGCAGGCGGGCGGGGCGTTCGCGCGGTCGCTGCGGGCGCGCCTGGAGGCTGCGTTCCGCAGCATGCCGCGCCTGGATGTTCGCTTGTCGGACACGGGTGTCGACGCGGACCTGGCCAGGCTGCGGGCCCGGCTGGAGTCTCTGGCCGGGAAGACGGTCGGGATCGACATCGACGCCGAGTCGGCTCGGGCTCAGGCGGCGGACATTGAGGAGCGGCTGCGCCGGATCGGCGCCGCCCACCCCAATGTGGCGGTGCGCGCGGACACTGCGGCGGCGATCGCGCAGCTGCAGCTGCTGCAGCAGCAGATCGACGAGACGACCCGTGACCCGGCCCGGGTTCGGGTGGAGACGGACGGAACGTTCGGGCAGCGTCTGCGGGCTCAGGTGCAGGCGGCTGAGGCGGCGCTGCCGAACATCAACCTGACGGCGGACTCGTCCGATGTTGATGTGGAGATCGCGCGGCTGCGGGCGCAGCTGACGGCTCTGCGGGATGTGCGGATCGGTGTCGACATGGACACCGCCACCGCGACGGCGCGTATTGAGGCGGTCCAGGCGCGGCTTCAGGCGCTGTCTGCTTCGGACGCTGATGTGGCTGTGCGTGTGGACACGGCAGCAGCGGCTACGCAGCTCGCCGCGATTCAGGCGATGGTGAACCGTCTGGACGGGCAGACGGCGAACGTCAATGTCCGCGTGTCCGGCATGCAGATGCTGGTCACGGCGGCGTTGGCGTTCGGGCCTGCGTTGCTGCCGGTGCTGCCGGTGGCGGCGGCGGGCCTGGGGGCGGTTGCGGCTGCGGCGACGGCCGCGGCGGTCGGTATCGGGTCGATTGCCCTGGTGGCGGCGCCGGCGTTCATGCAGATCGGGAAGGTGCTGCAGGCGCAGAAGGCCGCTCAGGATGCGTCGACGCAGGCAACGCTGCAGGGCGGGCAGGCGGCGTCTCAGGGCGCGCAGAAGGCTTTGCAGATGGCGTCGGCGCAGCAGTCGCTGGCGACGGCGCACCGGAATGCGGCGCGGCAGGTTCGGCAGGCTGAGCAGGGTATTTCGGATGCGGTCAGGAATGCGGCGGAGGCGAATGAGCGGGCCGCCGACCAGGTGAAGTCGGCCCGTCAGGGTCTGGCGGATGCGGTGCAGCAGGCCGCGGACCGGCAGCGGTCGGCGGCGGAGCAGATCCGCAGCGCGGAGGAGTCTCTCGCCAACGCGCAGCGGTCGGCCCGGCAGGCGCAGGAAGATCTGACGGAGGCGCGCGCGGACGCTTCCCGGCAGCTGGAGGATTTGGAGTCCCGGCTGGCGAATGCGTCGCTGTCGGAGCGGGACGCTGTGCTGGCGGTGCAGGAGGCCCGTGACCGGCTGCAGCGCATGCAGGAGGCAGGGGAGAACGCCTCCTATGTGCAGCAGCAGCGTGCGCAGCTTGCCTATGAGCAGGCGGTGCAGCGGCTCGAGGACCAGCGCACTGAGACGAAGCGGCTGACCGCCGAGAAGAAGAAGGCGGACAAGGCCGGCGTCGACGGCTCCGAGCTGGTCCTGGATGCGCAGGAGCGTCTACAGCAGGCCGAGAAGGGCGTCGCTGATCAGCAGCGGTCCTTGGCGAAGGCCCGCGAGGATGCGTCCCGGCAGGCGGTGCAGTCGCAGCGGGATATCGCTGAGGCGCAGGAGCGTGTCGCGGAAGCCCAGCGGAACGTCACAAGGACGCAGGAGGATGGGGCCCGCTCTGTGGCGCGGGCGCAGGAGCAGTTGGCTCAGGCTCAGCAGTCGGCTGCGGATTCGATTGCTTCAGCGCAACGTCAGATTGCCTCCGCGTCGCTTTCGGCGGCCGGGGGCGCGGATCAGGCTGCCCTCGCGCAGGCCAAGTACCAGGCTGAGCTGGCGAAGCTGACGCCGTCGGCGCGGGAAACCTATGACTCGTTCCTGAGCCTGAAGGACGCGTTCGGCGAGTGGTCGCGCAGCTTGCAGCCGGCCGTCATGCCGATCTTTACGCGTGCGCTGGACGGCATGAGGCGGGCGCTTCCCGGTCTGACGCCGTTCGTGCTGGAGGCTGCGGACGCGATCAAGGGTCTGCAGGACCGGGCGTCGGAGGGCTTCAAGTCGCCGTGGTGGAAGGAGTTCAAGCAGGATCTTGAGGGCTCCATCAAGCCTGCTATCACTGGTCTCGGTGTCGCCTTCGGGAACATTTTCGTGGGCATGGCTGGGATCGTGCAGGCCTTCATGCCGCACATGGACTCGATCTCGCAGCGCATGCAAGACATCACGAAGCGGTTCGCGGACTGGGGCAGCAATCTCAAGGGCAGCCCGGAGTTTGAGAAGTTCCTGGCCTACTCCTCTCAGATGGGGCCGGTCCTGGCGGAGACGTTCGGGAGCCTCGGCTCGGCATTCATGAGCGTCGCGCAGGCTTTGAAGCCGCTGTCGGAACCACTCCTGCGGATTATCGGCGCGGTGGCGGAGTTCGTGGCTGTCGTCGCCGAGAAGGCGCCGTGGCTCATCTTGTCGATCTACGGGATCATCCTGGCCACGAAACTGTGGACGATCGCCATGTGGGCGTTCAACGCCGCCGCGGCAGCCAACCCCATCACCCTGATCATCATCGGGATTGTGGCGCTTGTCGCCATCGTCGTGTGGGCGTACAACCGGTTCGGCTGGTTCCGGGACCTTGTACAGACTGTGTGGTCGGCGATCCAGACTGGTGCGCTCTGGTTGTGGAACAGGGTGCTGAAGCCGACGTTCACCGCGATCTGGCTCGGCTTGCAGACCGTCGGCCGGTGGGCTCTCTGGCTGTGGAGCAACGCGATCAAACCGGCGTTCGACTTCATCGTCCTTGCCGGGAAGATTCTGCTGACCGCGCTGGTCACGATCGTCCTGCTGCCGATCTATGCAATGCTCAAGCTGGTCGGCTGGATCGCCATGTGGCTGTGGAACAACGCCATCAAGCCTGCCTTCGAAGGCATCGCTTCGCTTGCCATGTGGCTGTGGACGAATGCCTTCAAGCCTGCCTTCCAGTGGATCGGCGACAAGGCGAAGTGGCTGTGGAACAACGCCATCAAACCCGCGTGGAACGGCATCCAGACCGGCGCCAAGTGGATGTGGGAAAAGGTCCTCCGGCCTGTCTTCCGGTTCATCTGGGATGGGCTGAAGGAGGTCGGCCGCTGGGCGAAGTGGCTGTGGCAGAACGCGATCGAACCTGCCTGGGACGGCATCTCCTCTGCAGGTAAGACGGCATGGGAGGAGAACATTCGCCCGATCTTCAACCGTTTCAAGGAGATCGTCAGCGGCCTGAAGGACACTTTCGACACCGCCGTCAAGAACATCAAAACGGCCTGGGACAAGATCAAGGAGATTGCGAAAACGCCTGTCAAGTTCATCGTCGACACGGTGTACAACGGCGGGATTCTCAAGGTCTGGAACAAGGTCGCCGACGCGTTCGGTGCTCCCAAGCTGGAGAAGGTCAAGTTTGCGTCCGGCGGCATCATGCCCGGCTACACGCCGGGCAGGGACGTCCACAAGTTCATGTCCCCGACCGGTGGCGCTCTCGAGCTGTCGGGCGGCGAGGCCATCATGCGGCCCGAGTTCACACGGGCAGTCGGCTCGGGCTTCGTCAACACGATGAACTCGGTCGCCAAGTCCCGCGGCGCTCAGGGCATCAAGGCCGCCCTCGCGCCGATGCTCGGCGGCAACCCGAACACCCCGACGGATACGTCGCTGCGGTATGCGACCGGCGGCGTGGTGCAGCGGTATGCGGACGGCGGGATCTTCGGCTGGATCAAGAAGACCGCATCGTCTGCGGTGGGTGCCGGATCGGCAGCCTGGAACAAGGCCAAGGAGGGTGCTTCCTGGCTGAAGGATGGTCTTGAAGCGTCCGCGCGGGCAGGCGTCAAGCGTGTTGTCGACCCGCTCCTGAAGAACTTCCCGGGCGCCGACACTGGCTTTGGGAAGATGATCCGCCGCATCCCGACACGGATCATCGACTCGCTGTTCGGCTACAGCAAGGAGGCCGACAAGCGCGGTGCGGGCGGGATCGGCGGGCCGCGGATTGCTGCCGCTCTGAAGTGGGCGAAGACGCAGAACGGCCTGCCCTACCAGTGGGCAGGCAACGGCAACCCGTCCTGGGACTGCTGTATCGTCGGACCTGTGAGGGTTTATGGGCCCGATGGGGCAAAGCCAATTCAGGATGTGCGAGCCGGCGACGAGGTCTACTCCTACATCGACGGCAAGCTCACCGTTCAGGCTGTGACCGCAGCCTGGAAGTCCAAGACTCAGCCCGTCTTCAAGGTGCGGACCCGCAACAGGGCTGTCACCGCGTCTGCCAACCACCCGTTCATGCGGCTGGTGCAGATGGCGAAGTCGGAGCCTGTCAAGGGAGGCAAGCGAGGGGAACAGATCCCAGCGAAGTACGGCATTGAGTGGGCGCGCTTGGACGAACTCAAGCGGGGTGACCTTCTCGTGCAGCCTCGCGAGATGGCGCCTGCTGAGGTAAACAACCCGTCGCTGCCGGACGGAACTCCAGTAACCGAGGACATTGCCTGGCTCCTCGGGCTGTTCGTGGGCGATGGCCACATGAACCGCAACACGGTACGCATATGCGTTTACGACGACTTGAGCGTCCGAGCGCAGATGGTGTTCCGGAGTTTGGGGGTCAACAGTTTCACGGCTCAGAAGCACGGCGTCGTGGCGTCGAGCGTCCAACTCGTCAAGGCTCTAACCGAGATGGGATTCGACAAGCCGGGTCCCGAGAAACGCGTTCCGGACGCAGTCTGGACGTGGGGGCAGGAACTCCGCCAGGCGTTCCTCGACGGGTACTGCGACGCCGACGGGCACCGTCCGGCGAACCAGGCAAAGCATGGGCAGCGGACCTACTCATCGGCATCTCGCGAGCTGATCGAGGATGTGCGAGCAATGCACATCATGCTGGGGCACCCGGTGTCCAACATCTCGACGAACAACCGGGCCAAGCCGATCATCATTAAGGGCAAGGCGGTCAAGAAGGCTCTCCCTCTGCACTCCTTCACCGTGTGGGTAGGGGAGGGGCGCGGCGAGGTCGCGCTGCGTCGACTGCCGGGTGTCGCTGCCTGGTTGGATGCGGGGGACTTCACTCTGGCGAAGGTGCTTGAGGTGAGCGATGAAGGCGTCCAGGAGACCTACGACCTTGAGGTCGAGGGCGCGCACAACTTCATTGCTGACGGTGTGGTAGTCCATAACTCCGGGTTCATGTCGGCGATCGAGTCCGTCATTCGAGGTCAGAAGCCGCACCGCAGGTGGGCGACGATGGCGTTCTCGGGGCGGACGGCTCCTCCCGGCTGGGTGAAGAACGGCAACTCCGCGTTCAAGGTCGGCATCACCAATGCCGGTGTCGGCCACACCGCGGGCACCCTCGGCAGGACGAACGTGGAGTCCCGCGGCGGCGACGGTGTGGTGGTGGGCTCGAGGGCCCGCAGCTACAAGGACCGCCTGTTCACCGACTGGTACGGGTTCATGCCCGGCAAGTACGACTCGGGCGGCTACCTCCAGCCGGGCCTCAACTTGGCCTACAACGGCACCGGCCGGCCGGAGCCCGTCTTCACCACGGCTCAGGCCAACGCGCTGACGTCGCTGGCAGCCAGGTCGGCGCAGCAGCAGCTCGGTGACCTCGACATCAGCGTGTACGTCGGCAACGAGCAGATCACCGACATCGCGCGGGCCGAAGTCCGCACCGCTCAGGGCGAACTCATCCAGGTACTCAACGCGAACTGAGGAGGTCTCCATGCCGATCCCCGGGAACCTCCTCTCCGCGACGACGGAGATGGTCGACCCGAACACCTCCGGCTGGACGGCGAAGCTGAACGCGACGCTGTCGAAGGGCGTGGGCGGAAGGAACGGGGACGGCTGCCTGGTCGCCAAGAGCGTGGCGGCGGGGGAGGTGCAGGCCCGCACCGTCTCCTCCTACCCGGTCACGGTGGGCACCGTCTACCTGGCATTCGCGGACGCGTCGGGTGCCTCGTCGACGCAGGAGCGGATCGGTATCCGCTGGCTGTCCGGCACGGGCACGGAGGTCGCCGTCACCTGGTCGCTGTCGACGCTGTCGGCGTCGGCTGCGTGGCATCGCGTGTCGGTGGCCGGCGCGGCCCCGGCGGGGGCGGCTCAGGCGCAGGTCATCCTGTCGTCTACTGCCGCCGCGGCGCTGGTCAACGAGTACTGGGAGAACGTCTATCTCGGGGCGCCGATCCGCACGATGGGCAACCTGCTCCCCTTCAACACCGAGTCCTCCGAGGTAGATGCGTCGGGGTGGGCGGCGGTCGTTAACGCGACCGTTTCCCGGCAGGTGCCGGTCATGCAGTGGTCCGCCACCAACTATGTGGCGGGCGGCCACACGCTGGCGATGACCGCGGTCGCCGCAGGCAACGCCAGCATTTTGGCGGTGGACCAGCCGACGGTTACCCCGGGCCAGGAGTACCTGGCCTACGCCTACGTGCAGCCGCCTACGGTCGCCTCCACGGCGTGGATCGAGCTGCGGTTCTACGACGGTGACGGCAATCAGGTGCAGGCCACCCGCAGCACGTTGGCGCCGCCGACTCCGGCGTCGGGCATGTACCGGCAGCGGGCGTCCGCGACGGCTCCGGCGGGCGCGGCGACCTGCTCGCTCGCCGCCGGCCTGGACGGTGCTTCTGCGGGGCAGGTGCTGCGTCTGGAGACCGTCGTCATCGCGGCGGCCCCGGAACTGCAGTCCGGGAGCGTCCTGCCGTATGCCGATGCCTCCTTCGAGCAGGGGGTCGCCGGGTGGACGGTGGCGTCCGGTGTGGCGACGATCGCCCGCACCACACCGTGGGGCGAATCAGGGCTCGCCGGGGCCTACGCGCTCGCCGTCACCAGCACGACGGCCACAGCCTCCGTGCTCCAGTCGGTGAAAGTGCCGGTCACGGAGGGCCTCAACTGGCGGGCCCTGACCTACGCGCATCCGGCAACCGGCACCTGGTCGACGGTCACAGTCAGGGTCCGCTGGTACGACGCGGACGATACTGACCTGGGCGCCAGCACGGGCACCTCCTACAGCGTGCCCGGCTCCTCCTGGTACGGGATGCAGTCGGACCAGGTGGCGCCCGCAGGAGCGACGCAGGCGGCGATCGAGATCGTGCCGACGGCGGCCACCACGGGCGCGGTGCTGCACCTGGACTGGATAGCCCTGTGGGAGGTGCTGCCACTCACTGCGGTAACCGCCGACTCGACCGCCGGCTACATCACGCTCACCCTGCGGGAACTGCCCCTGGATTACGAGGTCACCGTGTACCGCGTGGGCGAGGGCGGGGCCCGGACGCTGGTGCGGGGCGAGTCGGGGCTGATCGACCGGCAGACCATCACGTCGGACCTCATGGTCATCGAGGACCATGAGGCGCCGATGGGCGTGCCGGTCTTCTACCACATCGAGATCTACGACCTGTCTGGCGACAGGTCCACCCGGTCCTCCGACACGGTGGCCGTGACCCTCGACGACATCAACGAGGCATGGCTGAAGGATCCGGGGAATCCGCAACGGAACATGCGGGTCGTGGTGCAGCGGGCTCCGGACTGGCAGCGGCCGATCGAGCAGGCCAGCCATGTAGTCCGGGGCCGCCGTAACAAGGTCGTCCTGTCCGGACGGAGGCAGGGACTCGAGGGGGACCTGGCCGTGTGGACGCGCTCCGACGACGAGCGGCGTGCCCTGCATCTGCTGCTCGACTCGGGCAGCACGCTGCTGTGGCAGGCCGCCCCTGGCATGGGCGTCTCGGACATGTATGTGGCCGTCGGTCTGGTCGCCGAGGCGAGGGTGGGGAGGCTGGCGCAGGAGCAGTGGCGGGCGTGGTCGCTGCCGTTGGTCGAGCAGGACATGCCGGTCACGGTCGGTGTGGGCGGGGCGGCCGGGCGTACCTGGCAGGACGTGCTCACGGAGTTCGCGACTTGGGGCGATCTCATGGACACCTACGCAACGTGGGAAGACGTTTTCCTCGACCGGCGGGGGTGACAGCGGTGTATCCCGTCTCCGACCGTTTCCTCGCCCGTATCGCCGAGTCGCACACGGTCGTCACCCGCGTGACCCTGTTCCTGACGACGGGTGAGGTGGTCGACCTGCCGCACACGGGCGGGTCGGTGACGGTGGACCGCGGGCAGGCGATCCGCCGCACCTGCACCGTCACCTGCCCCGACCCGTCCCTCATCCCGCGCACTCCGGCCGATCAGCTCGCCACCTACGGGGCCAGGCTGCTGGTGCAGCGCGGCGTCGACTACGGCGACGGCACCGAAGAGCTGGTGCCGCTGGGTCTGTTCCGGCTGGACTCCGTGGACGGTGACATCTCCGACGGCCCGGTCACACTGCAGGGCAAGGATCTTTCGGCAGTGGTTGTCGATGACAGGTTCACTGCCCCCTTCGCGGCGACTGGAACCGCGGTTGCGGCTGTCACGGAGCTGATCCGCCGGTCGCTGCCCGACGCGTCCGTCCTGAGCAGTGTCGTCGATGTGGGTATCGGCCGCCGGACTTTCGACACGGAGAGCGATCCGTGGGCGGCCTGCCAGGAGCTCGCTGCTGCGGCCGGCGCGGAGGTGTACGCCACCGCGGACGGCGAGTTCGTCATCGCGACGCTGCCCGACCTACTCACGACCGAACCCGCGTGGGAGATCGCCGCCGAGGAGGGCGGCGTCTACATCTCCGCTACCCGCGGCATGGCCAGCGACAACGTCTTCAACGGGGTGCTCGCGCGCGGGGAGAACTCCTCCGATGGCATCCCGCCCGTCTCCTACCTGGCGACCGATGACGACCCGGGCTCACCCACCTACTGGGGCGGCCCGTTCGGGCGCCGGCCCGCCTTCTACAGCTCGTCCACGCTGATCAGCTCCGCCAGCTGCCAGGCCGCGGCCCGGCTGAAGCTGGCGGCGGCGAAGGCACCGAACGCGGCCGGCGACATCACCGCACTGCCGAACCCAGCGCTGGAGCCGGGGGACGTGCTGCGGATCGTGCACCCGGACGGCACCCGCGAACTCCACCAGGCCGCGGCGTTCACGGTGCCGCTGGACCAGTCCGGCGACTTCCCCATCAGCACGATTTCCGCGAAGGAGGGCTCATGACGGCCGCCGTGCCCCCGCGCGTGCACCGGGATTTGGCGTGGGCCATCAGACAGCAGGCGCGCCGGGTGGGGGAGCAATCGCCGACCGTGCGCGGCGCCGACTGGCGTCAGGCCATCGTCCAGACCGTCAGCACTGACGGCACCGTCACCACCGTGGACGGGATCGTCGCCCGCCGCATGCAGACCTACGAGGCGCCCGCCGAGGGTGACGTCATCGTCGTCACCGTTTCCAGCGCGGGCGACTGGATCGCCGCCGGGCGTCTCGCCTCGGGCGACGGCGCGTGGACGCCGCTCACGCTCGCGGCCGGGTGGACGGCCGTCGCCTCCTACAACACTCCCGCCTACCGGCTCTATGAGGACGGCACGGCCGGCCTGTGCGGCATCAGTACCATCTCCGGCGCGCTCACCGCGGGCATGACCGTTGCGACGCTGCCCGCCGAGGCGACGCCGGCGAAGAACAGCCGCGTCGCGGTGCAGGTCGCGTCGGGCTACTTCGGGGTGATGACCGTCACCAGCACCGGCGTCGTCACCCTTACGGATTTCAACCCGGCACCGCCCGGGACCGGCACCAAGTTCGCCGAGTTCGACGCGCTCAGCAAATACCGGCTCGTGTAAGGGAGCAGCATGGCCACCACGGACGACTACGGCCAGGGCGTCAGCATTGCCTCCCTCGCCGACGCCCCCAACGCGGAGGCGCTCGCGAAGAACATCGCCAACGCGATCGTGCAGCGGGCGGTGATGCGGTTCGCGTCCGCGTCGACCCGCAACGCGACCATCACCAGCCCGGCCGAGGGCATGTTCGCGTGGCTGCAGGACACCAACCTGCTGACCGTGTACACCGGCACCACGTGGCTGCCCTACCTGGGTACCACCGTCAGCGACGTGCAGAACTCCGCCTACGAGGCGAAGCTGACGTCGTACACGACGGCGACGACTGCGGGCACCTATGCGCACTGCGGCGTGAACTTCATCGCGCCGCTCTCCGGCAAGGTGAAGATCACGGTGGGGGCGCGCGTGCAGAACTCCTCCACCGCGGGGTCGCTCGTGTCGCCGGAGACCCGAGAGGGCTCCACGATCGGCTCCGGGTCCATCGTGGAGGCCGCCGCAGACCTGATCGGCTACTCCCACTACGGCGTCACCTACGCCCGCGGCACCGCCACGCACCTACTGATCGGTCTCACCCCGGGCGCCTCCTACAACAGCCGCATGCTCCACCGCTGCTCGGTGACGGGCGAGACCGCCCACTTCGCGTTCCGCGAGCTCATCGTCGAACCCGCCTCCTAGCCGGGCTCCACCGCCCCGCCCCGCGCCGACGGCCGGGGCTTCTCTCATGCCAAGAAGAAGGGGGACGCCTTGAAACTCGTCTCCAGATCACAGTGGGGTGCCCGCGCCTACCGCACCCCGAACGGCGCCACCCCCTACAGCAGGGCCCGCCGTGGGGTGAAGCTCCACTACCTCGGCACCCCATACTCCGACCGCCCGCATGCCCAGTGCGACGACTACGTCCGCCAGCTCCAGGCACAGCACATGGACGGCAACGGCTGGTCCGACATCGGATACAGCTTCGCCGTCTGCACGCACGGCTACGTGTACGAGGGCCGCGGCCTGCGCCGCCGCAACTCGGCGAACGGCAACACCAGCCTGAACGAGCAGGACTACGCGGTGCTGCTGCTCGTCGGCTCCTCCGGCCTCACCGAGCCCACCGACGCGCAGCTGCACGGCGCGCGCGACGCCATCGAGTACTGCCGCGAGGAGGGCCCCGCAGGGGACTGGCTCGGCGGGCACCGCGACGGATACGCCACCGCCTGCCCCGGAGACGCGGTCTACGCGTGGGTCAAGGCCGGCGCGCAACGACCCAGCACGACCGAGGAGGACGACATGGCGCTCAGCAACGCCGACATGCAGAAGCTCGCGGACCTGGTGGCGAACCGGGTGTGGCGGACGGACAACATGCCCGTCCGCTGGGGCACCACCGAGAACCCCACCTGGGCGGCGTACAGCATCCTGCACCACGTCACCGAGGTGTCCCGCGAGAACCGCGGCCGCATCAAGGCTCTCCAGGCCGACGTCGGCGCGCAGGCCGCAGTCCTCGCCCGGCTCGCCGAGGGCGGCGGACTCACCGCCGCCGAGATCCAGGCCGCCGCCGAAGCCGGCGCCCGCGCGGCGCTCGAGCAGCTCGGCGAAACCCTCACCGACCAGAGCTGAAGCGCCAGTGATCCTCAACCTCACTCCGCACCCGATCCGCCTGTACGCCGCCGAGCGAGAGGACGGCATCGACGACCTGGAGCCGCACCTGCGCGAGGTCATCGAGCCGGAGGCGACGCCCGCCCGGCTGGCCACGTCCGAAGTCAGCAGCGGCATGTGGCCCGTGCTCGTCGAGTACGGGCACGCCCAGAACCTGCCGTCCAAGCGCGACGGCGTCCAGTACATCGTCTCCCTCGTCGTCGCCCTCGCGCTCGCCGACCGGCGCAGCGACCTGCTCGGTCCCTACCGCGAGGTCCGCAACGCCAGCGGAACCGTCATCGGCTGCCGCGCCCTCGCGCAGCCCGTCTGAGAAGAGAACCTCATGAAGATCTTCGGCAGAGAGCCCGCTCTCATCATCGCCAGCGTCAGCGCGGGCCTGTCCCTGCTCGTCACCTTCGGGTTCGCCCTGTCCGCCGAGCAGGCCGGCGCGATCGTCGCCGTCATCAGCGCGGTACTCGCCGCGGCCACCGCCGCCGTCACCCGGCCCATCGCACCGTCCGCGTTCACCGGCCTCGTCGCCGCCGTCGCCGCGCTCCTCGCCGCCTACGGCCTCGACCTGTCCGCTGAGAAGATCGGCGCCATCAATGCGGTCGTCCTCGCCGGACTGGCACTCCTGACTCGCGTGCAGGTGTCCCCGTCCAGCCCGAGCGCGCCGGCCACGGCCGAACCCCCGCGGACGGTCTGATGCGAGCGGCGGTCCGGCGGCTGTCTAAGCGGCTGGGCCGCCGCGGCACGTTCCTGCTGATCCTCGGCGTCGGCAAGACGTGCTGGGGCGTGAGTTTCCTCGTCGACCCGCCCGACGATCGCGGGCTGAGGCTGCTCACCGACGTGTGTAGCCTCCGCCACTGGTCGTGGTTGTGGATCGTCTGCGGCCTGGTCACCCTCGGCTCCGCGTTCCTGCGCATCGGCCGGGACAAGCTCGGGTTCCTCGCTGCGTTCATACCCCCCACCGTGTGGGCCACCGCCTACACCGTCGCCGTCATCAGCGGCGACTACTCCCGCGGCGGCTTCGCCGCACTCTGGTATCTCACCTCGCACGTCGGGGTCATCTGGTGGGCGAGCACGGTGCCCGAGTACTCGGTCCCCCCAGCGCCGCGACCGCCCCGGAAGGGTCAGGCGCCATGAATGTCGCCGAATGGGCAGGCATCGTCGGGGCTGCGGGCAGCATCCTCGGGGGCGGCGGGTGGTTCGTCTCCCGCGCCACCCGGGATGCTGCCCGAGCGACCGCCGCAGCGACCGAAGCCGCCGCCCGCGCCAACGCCGCGCCGGCACAGCAGGCCGCGAACCTGGCCGTCCTCGAAGCGACCGTGCGACGCGTCGATGAGGAGAACGGGCAGCTGAGGGGGAAGATGTCCCGCCTGGAAACCGTCGTGCGCGCGTTCGCGTGGACGACGGACCGGTGGGTCCGCCAGATGCATCGGGCGGGGATCGAGCCGGAGCCTGCGCATCCTCTGGTGGATGAGTACAACCGAACTGGAGTGTGAGTATGCCTCAGCCTCCGCGCGCGATGGAACGCCGCATCGACCCGTCGGCGGCGGACGCGGCTTCGCTGGTAAGGCTCGGGCTCACCGCCCCGCAGCCGACACCATCGCCGCCCCCCGAACCTCCCACGCCCGCGCCGGCACCCGTACCCCGACCGGTGCCCGACCCGGTCGACGAGGCCGAAGCCCTTCAGCTCTCGATGGCTCTCACAGAAGCCGGCATCACCCCGGCAGCCGAAGACCAGGCCGCAGTGCAGCAGCTGGCGAAGCTCGACGCGGAGACCGTCGCCACCGTGCAGCGCTGGCTGAAGAAGCGGGGCAAGCCCGAGACGCCCGGCGTCAGCAAGTAGGAGACCTCATGGCCGACGAAGACGACGACCCGCCGTTCTGGCTGTCAGGCCGCCCGTTCCGCGAACCGGAGTGGCCCCCGACCGACGACGAACCCGCCTGAACGACTGCGCCCCGCACCCCCGCTTCGGCGGCGGGTGCGGGGCGCTTCGTCGCGCGATCAGATTAGGAACCGCTGGCCTTGAGTTCGCATGACGGGCACAGCGCACCGTGAGTGGGCTCCGGGCATCCTGGGGTACCGCAGATTCCCAGCGGGGGTCGGGTCGCACTGGGGATAGTCGTCTTGCCGCGCAGCAGCGACTCGAGGACGACGGCGGCATGGTGGGCCTCCCGTGCGAGACCCTCGTCGCCGGCGACTTCGTCTGGGTCGAGGATTCTGCCATCCAGGTCGTGCTTGTGGATGCGGTGCAGGATCTCCCATGGCAACTCGCTGCCGTCGAGGTCGCGCACACGGTACGCCTGGAGTAGGGCGTAGACGCGTTCGTAGTCTGCACGGACTATGGGCCGTTCCTTAGATGTCATGGCCGACAGGCTAGGTGGCGGCGTCAGTGAGAGGTTCCCCCTGGCTCCCGGGTGGTCGTCTCCGCCCTCGATAACATGCCATATCGCGGGCGAAAAAACGGTACAATCAGGCATGCCTTTGAACCCGCATGACGAGTCGTCAAGCCGCCACCAGGCGGGCGCCCAGCTGGTCGCCAGCCCTGACATCGACCCGGTGTACGACCCCCGCGCCTGGGAGACCTACCGCCGCGACGCCGGATGCGGATGCACCGCACCGGCCCCCGTCGACTGCAAGGTCCCTCACGGCACCGGCGCGTGGCTGTGCGTCTGCCACCGACTCAGCGGGCCGCCCATCAAGGACACCGACCCGCCGGGCGAGTTCCTCAGCTCCAAGGACGAGGCGATCCGCCGCCACTTCACCGACCCGAACCGCTGCACGTCCACCGACTGGATGTTCCGCTGCTCCCGGCCCGTCGGACACTTGGGCCACCACCGGCAAGGGCGCACGTTCTGGGGGCGCCAGACAGAGGACGAGGGGTGACGCACGTGACCGAGTCCAACGGCCTGCCGCGAAATCTCATTGCCGCCGCCCTTCGTAAACGTGCCGAGAACGGGGGCCAACATCTGCATCACCGGGATTGCATCCACAACCTGCCGCCCGATGAGCAGGTCGCAATGCGCGGCAAGACCGTGGAGTGGTGGACGCGGGTGATAGGCCCGTTGCCCGAGCAGATCACACCCGATCAGTGGGAGACTGACCCGCCCACTCGGCGGCCGGAGTGAACGAGCCCGTGACCAACCATGCCCTCGTCCCGCGTCAGCCGGACGCCACCCCCGCCGTCTACGACGCTGCGACGCTCGCCGTCCTCGCCGCGATGGAGGAAGCAGCCGAAAAGCACCTCGACGCCATCCGCCCCCACAACACCAAACGCAGCTACGCCAACGACTGGGCGTTGTGGGCAGAGTTCCACGGCTGGCTCGCCGAACGGACCGGGCAGGCGTTGCCGCTGACCGCCGTCACGAAGGGCACGCTCGTCGGGTTCGTCGTCTGGCTCGACACCATCAAGCTCGCCGCGCCCAACAGCATCGACCGCCGCATCACCGGCGTCACCGTCACCGCCCGGAATGAACACGGGGTCGAGGTGCCGAAGGCTGCGACGGTCGCCGCGCGGCAGGCGCTCAAGCCGATGAAGAACGACCCCGAACGCATGGCGCGCGGCCGGGGGAAGGCCGCAGCCGCAACCCCCGAACAACTGCGCCAGATGAACGCCGCTGTCGCCGACGGACTCACCGGCCTGCGCGACCGCGCCCTCTGGCTCATGGCCTTCGCCATCGCCGGACGCTCCGCCGAGGTCGCCGCCCTCCGCGCCGACACCATCGTCCACGTCAGCCAAGGACTCGAAGTCCACGTCCCCGCCGTCAAAGGCCGCCCACCCCGTGACGTCGTCGTCCACTACGGCCGCAACCCCGACACCTGCCCTGTCCGCGCCTGGCTCACCTGGCGCGCCGCCGCAGGCATCACCACCGGCCCCGCCTTCCTGCCCATCACCGCCCACGGCCGCCTCGGCGACCGCGCCCTCTCACCGGAAGCCGTCCGAGAGATCATCGCCCGCAACGCCGAACGCGCCGGCCTCTCCGTCCGCCTCACCGGCCACTCCATGCGAGCCGGATTCATCACCACCTCTCGACGCGCAGGAAAGCGAGAGGAGAAGATCCGCGAACAGTCCGGCCACGCCGAGAACAGCCCCGCCTTCTGGGGCTACATCCGCGAAGCCGACAAGTGGACCGACGCAGCATCGGAGGACATCGGACTCTGAGCATGCGAACGCCCCCGCAGCTACGGCTGCGGGGGCGTCGTGCTGTCCGGGCTCTCAGCCCCAGGCGGTGTCGTCGCTCATGGCGCCTCCCCAAGTAGGTGCGGCCTGCCAGCGGGGAGAACCCCACGCCCCCGAGGGGGTCGCTGCGAACGAGGCGGGCCGCCCGGCCACGGTACGCGGAACACCGCCGTCCTGTCATGGGGTCGTGCCACACTGGCCGCAGACCCGCCGTGCCGTCCCCCGTCCTGGCGGGTCTTCTGCCATCCTGAAGCAGGCGGCAATGCTCCCGGGGAGGCTCCTCGGACACCTGGCGGTGACGGCCGCCGCCCCCTGACGCGCCACTCGTGGTGCTCAGAGGCGACAGCCTGGCGTGGTCGCCAACCCCCGAGCGCCCTGTCTGCCCCCAGCAGCGGGGCGCTCGCGCTGTCAGCGGCCCCTCGTAGACTGGCCGGACTATCAGCCCATGCTGGCGCAGTGCTGAGAACGCCCCGCCTGGTCACGCAGGCGGGGCGCGCTGCTAGAGGAGGACGCCGTGGACGACCTGGTGCAGTGGCTCGGGCAGCAGCTCGACGAGGACGAGCGGACCGCGCGGGCGGCGGGCGGGGCTTCGTGGGAGGAGCTACCGGTCAGTGGCTGGGTGCACACCGCACCACTGCCGACGTCCGAGTGGCAGCCGCCGGGGTATGACCATCACGTGGCATCCGCCCCGTTGGTCGAGGACCGGGCGCACATCGTGGCGCATGATCCGGCGCGGGTGCTGCGTGAGATCGCTGCCAGGCGGCAGGCCCTCGCCCACTACGCGCGGGTCTGCGAGCTCACGAAGGACGGCGACGAGGCGTACCTCCTGGCCGAGGGCGTGGTTGCCAAGCAGCTCCAGATCATGGCTACGGCCTACGATCACCGGCCCGGCTACCGGGACGAGTGGCGCCCTTAGCCCTCCGGGTGCCGGACGGCCCGCTTGAGCGCCATCTCCGCCTTGTACCGGTCGACTCGGGCCTCGGTCGCGTAGGCGGTCAGCCGGTCCTGTACCGCGCCCGCCAGCTCCGGCGTCAGTGAGCCGGCCTGGATCGCCGCCCACGCCTCACGCTCAGCCGCCAGCAGGTCATCAGGGAAGTCGAAGTCGCTCACGACCGGAGCCTACGCCGCGGTCGTCACCTCGACGCGCACGGCCTCCGCGTACTCCCGCAGCAGCTCCTCGTACTCGCCACGCTCCACATCCGACAACCGCCGGCGGGTGCGCTCCAGCAGGGCACGGATCTCCGCGTTCACCACAGCAGAAGGCCGCGCGGGACCCTGCGGAAGCGAGGCGGGAGACATGCCCCGATCGTATCCGCGAGCCCCGACAGTCACCTATGAGTTCCCGGCGGGCGGCTGCGGCAGCTCCGTGACGAACGTCCCGATGCCCACCTGCATCTCCGCCAGGCCGGCCGCCCGCAGCTCCTTCAGTACACGCTTCGCCGTCACCTGGCTGATGCCGAACTCGTCGCACACCGCCATCGCCGACGGGAGCCGCTCGCCGGGCGGATACGTGCCGTCGAGGATGCGCTCCGACATCACGGCATACACCTGCCGCCACCTCGGGATCTCCGGCTCCCACTTCATGATCCCGGACGGTAGGCGGACCAACCCGAACACGCGAGATCAGTCGTCCCATACGGGCTATACCGCCTATCCCGCAGGGGTACCCTGCAATTGCAGGACCCCCGCGACCGCCGTCAACGGCCCGGGGGCATGGCCGACAGCCGCAAGGAGCCGTCAGCGTGGACGAGCCTACGGACCCCGCACCCGCACCCGGAAGACGGCCGCCCGTAGCCGCCGGTATCCGCCTCAGCCCCGTGCAGGAGGCGTGGAGCGCCTACGTCGAGCACAGCCTCCACGCCTGCCCGGTCTGCCGGCGCGTCGACGGCAGCCCCTGCGAGGCTGCCGAAGGCCTGTATGCCGCCTTCCAGGAGCTCGCCAATGCGGGCATGGACCGGATGCGGGAATCCTAAAGCGCTGGCCACAGCCTCAACGGCTGGTCACAGAAACACACCGGGTGCACGCTGTCTGCACAGATTGATGCAGCCGACACCCTTCCCTTAGTGGATCAACATGTTGTTGACTCAAAATCGGTAAGAGGCCGGTAAACCTTCAGGTGAGATCGCTGCCGCCCTCAGCCGTGAAGGAGGTCGGTGACGTGCACCCGCAGTGCGTGGGCAATCAACAGCAGATCCGAGTACTGCGGATCCCGCACCGCATTCTCATACCGTTGGATCGAACGTCGCTCCATGCCGGCGAGGTGGGCCAGCTCCTCTTGGGATAGGCCTGCTTGGCGGCGTAGGTCGGCGACCCGGTGACCGAGGTCTACACGCTTTTGCATGACCCAGGCGGGTCGGGGGTTGCGGCGAGATGGCACTCCGCACACGCTCAAGCGCACGCGATCTTGTGTCAGTACCCAAACGGTCGCCTAGTGATCGAGGATCGGCCCTGCGGTATGGCGTATGCCGCAGGGCTATGGGTTCTGTCCGAAAATCGAACGGACGTTCCCTCTTTCGGGTGAATCAAGACTTCCACCTGCATCCATCCGGGAAGCCGGATGGTCAGGAGGGATACGCGTGTCGGCGAACCACGGAACGGGCGCCCCCTTTTGTGGTCGCCGACGCGAGCGCCCCCCGGCCCACCCGGGGTCGGGGGGCGCGCCGCTGGGAGATTTGGGAGACGTTCCGGGAGATGATCTTGCGGAAGGAACCCAGAGAAACGCCGAAGCAAGCCAGAGGAACACCCGCCGATCTGCACAGCAACCAGGGAACTTGCCACCCGCGCCCAGGTGGGGCACCGCGACGCCGCGATCTACACCATCTTCGAAGGCACGAGCGAGATCCAGCGCCTGGTGATCGCCCGCACCTTGTCGGGCATGCCCATCCGCTGAGAACATTCCAGCAGCAGGACACGCATAGATCAACACCACGGAAACGGCCCCTCCTGCTTTCGGGAGGGGCCGTTCCTTCGCGCCCAGGCGAAGATCAAATACGGTTTGGGAGACGGCTGGGAGATCGTTTTTTACGGGAAGCCTTCAGTGGGGGATACGGGCCGAACTCGCGGCGGTCCACGACGACCCTCAACGAGTCCTCCCACAGTCGCTGGAGGTACTCGGCGATCGCCAACTCCATCGCCAGCGTCACATGCGAGTACGTGCCCTCGACGCCCTGGAGCACATGCCCCATCCGCGCCTCGACAGCCACCCTAGGATGATTCCCCTCGTCCAGCCAGACCTTGTGCGAGTGCCGCAGCCCGTGCGGCGTCAACCCTTCCACCCCCAGTACCGGCCGGAGCCCTCCGCGGGCCTTCGCGCCCCGCACCACACCGCGCGACGCCCGGCCCGACACCATCGGCTGCCACGTCTCGGCGTACCAGTCACCGCCCCGCAGCAGCCGGCCGCCCTTCGGTGCGGTGAACACCCACTCCCCCTCAGGCCGCGATTCCAGCAGCTCCCGCAGCAGGTCGGCGAGGAACGGCGGCAGGATTAGCCCGCGGCCCGAGTCGTACTTGTTGCCGATCTCTGTGAACTGGCCGTCGATGTACTGGGACTGCTGCACCGAGTGAAGCCGCGCTCCCTCGCCGGCGTCCTTCAGCGCCAACTGGTCGCGGTGCACGCCGGCCAGCTCCCCGATCCGCAGGCCCGTGTAGGCGGAGGCGAGGACGATCGCGTACTCGTTCAGCCCACGCATCTCGCGCGCGTTGCGGGCGACGAGCAGCACCTGGCGGGGGGTGGCGATGGTTCGTTCGTCCTTCGGCTTGGGCTTGTATCGGCCGCGACGCCCGGACTTCCTCGCCGCCACTGGGTTGTCACCACGGAGCTTCTCTGCGACCGCGTCGTCGAGCATGGTGCGGAAGACGCTCATGACGTTGTCGGCGTAGTTCTTCGACAGACGCTGACGCAGCCTCTTTTCCCATGCGGCGATGCCGGTGGGGGACAGGTCGCCGACGGCCGTCTCGCCCCACTCGGGCAGGATCTGGTTCTTCAGGCGGAGTCGGTACTCCTTCTCGGACAGCGGCCCGACGTCGATGGACGGCAGCCACTTCTCCGCCCACTCCTCGACGGTGATCCGCCCGTCGCGGGGGTTGATGAACTGTTTGCGCCGCACGTCGACCTCGAGGCCGTGCGCGTACTGCTCGGCGGCCCGCTCCGTGTAGAACGGCTGCCCATGCTCGTCCTTGCTGACTGACCCCCACTTGCCGTTGGGGAGCTTGTACCGGCCGCGGTACCGCCACTTCTTTGCGCGCTTGTCGTAGGTGCGTCTTTCCGCATGCGCCATGGTTCACCTCGCCGTGCAGGCAGCTCTGATCAGCCTGTGACTGCTCGAAGTGTGGCGTACACCGTGGCCTCGTCGAGCCGCCTCCACCCGGCGATGGTGGTGTTGAGGATCTTCTGCAGGGCTTCGGCGCCCGGCACAGAGATCAACTCATCGTCGACGTACACGTTGAAGAGGCCGCTCTCGCAGTCCTCTACCCAGACTTTGACATTGAACGGCATATCCGTCACAGCCAGAACCCGCACAGGCATAGGTCCCCCAACCGACCACTGCGGGCGCCCCCCTTTGTGGTCCTGGTATCAGATCACATTTCGGGCGGCCTGGGGAGGGGACGTGTGCGATCAGTGCGCAGGGAGTTACGCGCCGTTCGCGGCCTGTGGTCCGTCGTCGTTGTCGGGCAGTCGGCGCAGGCTGTGCTCAGCCTTCCGCCACGCGAGGAGCGCCTTCTGGATCTCCTCGGGGGTGGCGTCGGGCGTGCCGTGCACGACGACGGTCATGCGCACTCCGTTGGCACCGGGCAGTTGGATGACCTGCGAGTCCAGGAGCGGGTCATCGCTCTCCAGTTCGTCGACGATCCGCAGCGGCAGTTTCCCGCGCAAGCGGTCGGAGCCGCCGCGAAGGCTGGCTGAAACGTCGTGGACGACCGGGGCCGGGGTGGGTTCGCCTCCGTTGAGGATGGCTACCGCTGAGCCGGCCGACCAGCCGAGGTGGGGCTCGAGCTGGGGCAGTGTTTTGGGGACGCGGGGACGCGGCTTGCCACTCTCGAGGTTCTGGACAGTGCTTTCGCTGACGCCGGCGAGCTCGGCGAGCGCGACCTGCGAGAGGTGGCGTGCTTCGCGTGCAGCTCGGATGGCGGTGGCAAGCTCTGGCCATCGTTTCGTGGTCCAGTCCGCTGTCATGACGGCCATCATGCCGCACAGGTAGGCAACACGCACCCACCAGATCCCCCAATTGACCAGGATTGATCGGTCTTAGGGGCGCCATTTTTGTTGCTTTGTTAGCTCCCTATTGCGCTCGCGCCCCGTGAGTACGCCTGTGCGCGCCGTGCGCCTCTGGCCATAGTTCAGCCGTCAAGTTCACTCACGGCACCCAAGGAAGCCAGAGAAACACCCAGAGAACCCAGAACGCAGCCCTTGCTGATGCCGTTTCGTTGGGTCTATGTTGGGTGTCGTGAGACCCAATGGAGCCGCAATGAAGGCGATCCGCGAGGCACGGGGGATCAGCCTTCGGCAGCTCGCAAAAGACATCGGCCGAGATGTCGGCTTCCTCTCCCGAGTCGAGGACGACAAGCAGGGAGCCGGAGACGAAACCCTCCACCGCTACGCCGAGCGTCTGAACGTGCCCATCAAGGCCATAACCCACAAGGAGACGACCAGTGACCAGGACCAGCCTGGCTCCCCCCACCGAGAACACCCCCACTGACCGGCCGGCCGCCGACGAGACCACCCTCATCCTTCGCCTCGCCGAAGTGGTTGAGCAGCTCGCCGCGAGGCAGACGGCGGCCGATCTGGAACTGCGCTGCTTCACCCCGGAGCAGGCCGCCTCGATCCTCGGCAAGACCGAGAACTGGGTTCTCGAGGCCATCTACGAGGGCCGCATCCCCTACACGCGGGTCGGCAAGTCCCCGCGTCTGACCGCGGCCCACATCCGCTGGGTGCAGGCCCAGGGCGAGTGCCTTCCCAACAAGTACGCCAAGCCGATCGCCGCCTGAGCGGCAGTGAGGCCGACCCCGCGCCTACGGGACCGGCCTCGTGATCCCCATCCAGAGCACGCAACGAAAGGGACCACCGTGTCCATGATCTCACCCCAGTCCGAGACCCCCAAGGTCTCCCTCGACACCGAACTCCGCAACGCCGCCGCGAAGCTGCGCAAGCACCTGAAGCACGCGACCGACAGCCCTTGGGTCGCCAGCTCCGTCTGGTCGCCGGATGCCGTGAGCACGTCCGCGGTCTACTCCCACGCCCACCCGACCGCCACGGTCGAGTCCGAGGTCGTCGCCTCCGGCCGCATCCGCTCCGGCTACGGCGGCATCCGCGAGCCGTGGAACGCCGAGTACATCGCCCTCATGCAGCCCGCCGTCGGCGCCGCGCTGGCGAAGCTGCTGGAGGTCGAGGCCGACGTCGTCGCGGCCCGCGTCGCCGAGGACGGCACGGACGACTACGCCGCCGACTTCGGCACCGGCTACCTCATCGAGATCGCCCGCCTCATCAACGGCGACGAGGAGGCGGCCCGATGAGCGACTACGCCGAGGTCGCCGCTCACGTCGCTCGTGACGTGAAGGACGGCAAGCTGGTCGAGCTCCGCGAGGACGGCCTGTACAGGCACGTCGAGTTCAAGGCCCTGCAGGGATGGTCGCGGATCATCCTCGTGACCTGGCCGTACAACCTGCTGGTCGCTGGCTCGCACGGCTCGTTCCACTTCGAGCGGTTCGGCCCGGACACCGAGGACATGTTCGACTGGCTACGCGGTATCCGCGTCGAGCCGAACCGGTGGGCGTCGAAGCTGGTCAACGGCGCCGACAGCGTCCGCGAGTACGACCAGGAGCGGCTCGTCGCTCAGGTCAAGGACGAGGTCGCCGAGGCCGTCAAGGACGGTGCCCCGCGCGGTCTGCGGGCTGCGGTCCGGGAGCAGATCCTGGAGAGCGACCGACTGCACTCGCGGGACTGGGCCATGCAGATGGTCTACGACTTCGAGCACGGCGTCACCTACCGCGCCGAGTGCACCTGCGGGTCCTTCAAGGACCACGACGACCAGAGCGACGCCTACCGCTGGGAGTTCTACCGGCACCGTCCAGCAGGCGACCACAAGGTCAAGATCCGTGAGATCGGCGGCTTCGCCTTCTCCGACGTCGGCGACTGGTCCCTGGACAAGGTGAATTACCACTTCGCCTACCAGTGCTACGCCGCTTCTTGGGCCATCGCCCAGTACGACGCCGCCCGGAAGCAGGTGGCCGCATGAGCGACGCCCTGACCCCGTTCGAGTCCTTGCTCCGCGCGTCCGACGTGCGTCTGCCGCACCTGTGGCAGACGGCGTGGGAGGAGGCGGAGACGACTCTGCAGGCCGTGTTCCCGGAGGGTTATGACGTCCTGGAGGCCGGCCGACTCGCGTTCGAGTCCCTGCACGACGACCTGAAGCCCGTCGCCCTCGACGCGCTCATCTACGGCTGGTGGGAGGCCGAGCAGGACCGCGCCGCCCGCTTCGAGGCCATGGGAGGCGCGCTGTGAGCGAGCTGACGCTGATGGTTCAGGTCGACGGCGAGATTCGCCCTCTGGCTAAGTGCGTGTGGATCACGCGGGCGCCCTGCGGCTGCCCGTGCGGAGCACTCACTGCCGCCTACGGAGACCAGGCACACGCCACCGAAGAGCAGGCATGGCGGGAGCAGTACCCGCTGAAGCGTGAGCGCGACAAGTACCAGCGCAAGGGCTTCCGGCTGGAGCTCATGAGTTGGGACCGCTACCGCGGCGAGGTCGACCTCGCCGCACGGTGCCCGCACGTGAAGGCGGTGACCCGATGAACGACCGCCTGACACCCCAGTGCGAAGCCGAGATCGTCGCCCGGCAGCGAATTGCCGACCTGCTGTGGTGGAGCGTTCCGAGCTGCGACAACACAGAGGCGAAGGCGAAGGCCGAGGCGTTGCTGGACGCGTTCGCCTCCGCTGTCCGCGCTGAGGCCTTGCACGCGGCGGCCGACCACTTCGCCACCGCCCAGCAGCGGCACCTCGTCAACGCCACCGTCGTCAACATCCGCCGCCGCCGCGCCAACACCGCCGGGGAGGCGTCGTGACCCGCCCGCTCGCCGACCTGGAAATCGACTCCGTCCTCGCGGTTGAGGCTGCCTGGGAGCGCCGCTCGCAGGGCCTGAAGCCGTGGACGACGGAGGAGTTCCTCGACGCCGTCGCCGCTGTACACGCCCGCTACCAGCTGCGCCGTGAATGGCTGCGCACCCACCGGCAGGGAGACGCCACATGACCGCCTACGAGCATGACGGTGTCGTCTTCGACTTGACCGTCACCCACACCGATGTGACCGGGGTGGAGTGGCAGTGGTCCGGCAGCTACAACGCCGCCGGGGAGCCGCTGATGGGGTGCCCGGAGCGCGGAAGCGTCATCCTCCACCCGGCGCTCGTGTCCCTGCCGGACCTGTACGCCTGGCACGGGCCACTCATCCCCAACCCGCGCAAGGCGACCGCCGCCCTCTACCGGCACGTCCTGCTGTCGGCGGTGACCGGATGACCGCCCCGCCCGTACCGGCAGTCACCGAGCCCGACGCCGCACCCAGCCGAACACCCGCCTGGATCACCAACCCGGACCTCATCGCCTCCATCGAGGCCGGACTCATCGACATCGACGACGACCTCCTGGGAGACCGCACGTGACCGCCACCCACACCGTCCCGCACGCCCCCTACATTGCGGCCGCTTTCGACGCGCTCGCCGAAGCCGCCACGCCGCCGGCCGAAGTGGACGTCCGCGCCAGCGAGTCCTGCGGCAACTCCCTCATGCTCGACGCCGTCATCACCCTCACCCCCGAGGACTCGGGCATTCCCGCCGCCCGCTACCCGCACGGGCTGATCCTCATCTGGGAGCACCACAACGAGCACGAGGACGGCTGCCTGAACGAGGGCGCGGTGTGGCAGTGGGCCCGCCTCAACGAGGACGGCAGCAACTCGCTGCCCGAGCCGCTGCCCCTGCCGGGCTGGGTGATGCCCGCAATGCTCGCCGGCGCTGTCGTCACGCTCGCCCACACCGGCACCGCCACCCCGATGACCAGCGGCTGGCACCAGCACCTGCGTGCCCCCGTCCAGACCGCCATCGAGGACTGGGAAACGCGGTGATCTACATCGCGCCCATCCTCGGCGGCGTGACCGCCTTCCTGCTCCTCTTCGGCGAACAGTTCGCCGCCCGCATCGCCGACCGCCTCGACAGCAAGGGGGACCAGTGAGCATCGCGACCGCACCCACGGCAACCGACATCGCAGCCGTCCTCGACCTGGCCGCCGACCACATCACCACCGTCGGCTACTGCAAGAAGTACCTGTACAACACCCACCAAGCCGCGACCGGGCCCCCGCTCGACAAATGCGCCGTCGACATCATCGGCGCCATCAACACGGCCGTCCACGGCACCCCAAGGCACGTCGGAGGCGACCCGCTCACCTGGGCTGCCGAGAAGGCGCTCGCCGCCCGGATCGACGCCCCGTCGCTCGCCGCGTGGTGCGACTACCCGGGCAGCGGCAAAACGACCGCGCTCGCTCTCCTCCGCGACACCGCCGAAGCACTCCGTGAGGAGACGTCGTGAGCATCCTCCAAGACCTCCGCACCCGGGGCCGGCACCGTGGCAAAACGCCGTGGCAGCTGATCCAGACGATCGGCCGCCTCGAACGGGAAGCGGACACGGCCGCCTGCCAGCTGGTCGCGATGGCCACGGAGGTCGACGAACTGACCGCCGACCGCAACCGGCTCGCCGCCGAGTGCGACGAGCAGGCGGTCGCCCACCAGGCAGCCGTCGACACCCTCACCGTGCACCGCGACGAACTCCTCGCCGAAGTGACCGCCCTCAAGGACCGCTTCGGCCCGCAGCTCGCCGAAGAGGCCAACGAGAACGCCATCACTGTCCCGGCGATGGTCCGCGACACGAGCGCTTTCGAAGACCAGGCCACCGAACCCATCCCGGTGATCACCCTTCGTGAAGCCGCCGCCGCTGGGCGCCTGGGTCCGACCACCGACCCCGGCCGGATCGGGCCCGACGACGACACCCAGCCCATCCCGGCCACCTGAACTGCCGCCCCGGCCGGATGACCAACGGCCGGCCGAGGCGGCACCCAACACCACCCCTACAGGAACGGACAGACCGCATGACCGACCGCATGGCAGACCGCCTGTACACCGACGACGACCTCCGCGCCGAGGCTGCCCGCCAGCTCTCTGCGCACGGGCCGGGCATGAGTCCCGAGCAGGCCTACGCTGCAATGCTCGACGCCCGGATCGAGAGCACCAGCGACACGGACGGCCCGACGTGGTCCGAGGCACTCGGCGCTCCCGAGCTCAGCACCCCAGCGTCCGCGATCCACGCCCTCATCAACGGCGCGGCCGACACCTCCGAGTGGGCCGTCAACCTCGGCGCCGACGGACTCCAGCCCGACGGCCACACCCTCCAGCTCGGGGCCAAGGGCCCCGCCGCAGAGGACCCGGACCAGCCGTTCGTTCGACTGCACTTCGCCTTCCACCCCGACGCGACGGCCGACGAACGCGACCGCTTCGTCATGGAGCTGTCGAAGGCCGTGCTCCACAACCTCTGACCACCGCCCACGAGAAGCGCCCCGCCGGGCGAATCGGCGGGGCACCAAGCCCAAGGAGAACACATGACCCTCGACCACACGGTCGGTGTCGCCTACGGCTTCGAGATCCCCGACACCGACCTCGACGCCCTCACCGAAGCGACCGCCGGGCTGCCCGTCGGCTACGACACCCTCGGCGACCGCGACAAGACGTTCCTCGTCACCGCCTACACGCCCGTCGGCAAGAACACGGCCGCCCGGCTCACACCCGAGTCGATGGCCGCCGCCATCCCGGCCGGCCTCGACGAGGCACTCCACACGGCCGCCACCCGGCTCGGCCACACCGATCACGACCCGCCCGCCTGGCTGGTCCTGCACGACTACAGCTGACCGGCGCCACAACTCCACAGTCCGGCGGTCGCGTCGAGGCCCCCGCTCCGCGACTGCCACCTAGGGCATCCAGCCCCACCAACCCCCCGGTCGGGGCTGGATGCCCGCCACCCCGCACACCCGAAAGCAGGAGACATGAGCACCGAAACCACCACAATCCCGGCCGACGTTGCCGCGCACGTCCTGTCCCACTTCGGCCGCGGCGGCTACCCCGCCGGCGACTGGACCGAAACCCTCATCACCCTCATCGACCGCGCCGACATGACCAACCGGGCCAAACTCGCCGCCGCCTTCCCCGACTACGGGGCCGCCGTCCTCCTCGCCAAGTACGACGAGGAAGGCATCGCCACCCTCCAGCGCATCCTGCAGGGCGAGACGACGCCCGCCCGATCCGACGTGCCGCAGTGCCCCGAAGCGCTGTTCAACCCGGACACCGGCAGTCTCCTCCGCTGCGTGCAGGAGGGCAGGCACGACTGGCACAAGACGCCGGGTGGCACGCACTGGAACGTCCCCGTCGACTCCGGCGCGAGGGACCCGTTCTGATGGCCACCGCGACCGCACCCGAGGGCATCCTGCTCGGCTCCTTCACCCCCGGCACCCCGGAGTGGAACGAGGCACGGAAGGGCCTGTGCATCACCGCCACCGAGATCGCCGCCGTCGTCGGTCTCTCCCCGTGGATGTCCCGCTTCACCCTCTGGCACAAGAAGGCCGGCCTGCCCACCGCCCCGTTCGAGATGAACCTGGCGATCGAGTGGGGCAACCGGCTAGAGGACGCCGTCGCCTCCAAGTGGCAGGACGAACACCCCGGACACCTCGCCGCCCCGGCAGGAACGTGGCGGCACCGGGACCGCGAGTGGCAGCGCGCCACCCCCGACCGGCTCATCTACCCGCACCCCGCCACCGAGTTCGAGGTACCGGAGCAGGCGGTTGGACTCCTCGAGGTCAAGACGTCCCCGTTCGGGGACGACTGGGGACCGTCCGACTCGGAAGAGATCCCCATCTACTACCGATGCCAGATCCAGTGGCAGCTCGACACGCTCGGCCTCGACGTCTGCCACGTCGCGCTCCTCGTCTCCGGCCACGACTACCGCGAATACACCGTCGCCTACGACGAGAACGACGCGAAGATCCTCCGCGCCGCCGCCGAGCGGTTCCTCGACGACGTCCGCAACGGCGTCCGGCCGCCCATCGACGGCGCGACGGACACCTACCAGACCATCCGTGTCCAGCCGGACGGGCTCGAGGACCGCGACGTCGAAATCCCCGCCGAGTTGGTCGCCCGCTGGGACAAGGCCTACACCGCCGTCGCCACCGCCTCCGCCGATCTCACCCAGATCCGCGGCGAAGTCCTCGACCTCATCGGCACCGCCAAGCGCGCCATCTGCGGCGACCGCCGCATCGCCTACCGCACCGTCCGCGACGGCCACACCTACAGCCTCAACCCCTACACCAGCAGCAAGGACGCAGCATGAGCCAGATCGGCAACGCCATCGCCACCCGGGACAACGGCCCCGAGGCCATCGTCCGCCAGCACAAGGACGACCTCACCCTCGTCCTCCCCTCCCACGTCAAGGGCGAGACGTGGATGCGCCTCGCCTACGGCGCCCTCCGCTCCAACAAGCAGCTCCTGCAGGCCGCCACCCGCAACCCCGGCAGCCTCATGAACGCCCTCCAGGAATGCGCCCGCCTCGGCCACGAACCCGGGACAGAGAGTTTCTACCTGGTGCCGTTCGGCAACGAAGTCCAGGGCATCGAGGGGTACCGCGGAGTCGTCGAGCGCATCTACCGGGCCGGCGCCGTCAAGGCCGTCAAGGCGGAAGTCGTCCACGCGAACGACCACTTCGAGTACAGCCCCGACATGGACCGACCCGTGCACAAGCCGGACTACTTCGGCGACCGCGGCCCCATCGTCGGCGCCTACGCCTACGGCGTCTTCCAGGACGGCTCCACGTCCAAGGTCGTCGTCATCAACCGCGCCTACATCGACAAGGTTCGCAAGGAGTCCAAGGGCAGCAACAGCCCCACCAGCCCGTGGGTGAAGTGGGAAGACCAGATGGTCCTCAAGACCGTCGCCAAGCGCCTGGAGCCGTGGGTGCCGTCCTCCACCGAGTGGCGCAAGGAGCAGCTCCGCGCTGAGCAGGAAGTCGCCGCCGAGCAGGGCAAGCACGCCGTCATCGCCCCCGCCACACCGCAGTCGGCGCCGCAGCAGACCGACGAGGCCACCGACTACGACGAGGGCCCCATCGAGGGCGAACTCGTCGACTAGCCGGCCGCCGTCGGGGCCCGGCCCACCCCAAGAGGGCCGGCCCCCGGCACCACCCAGCACACCACACCGTGAAGGAGCCAACCATGGCCCGCAAACTCACACCCGCCGAGCGCCTCGCCTCAGCCGAGAAGGACCTCCTCCTCGAGGAGATCGCCGACCAGTCCTCGTGGGACCAGTTCCTCGTCGAGCAGGCCGTCTTCCACTACGGCCAGCGGCACAACGACTTCTCCTGCAATGACCTTCGAGACGTCCTGCCCGAGCTGGGGCACGGCTTCCTCGGCGCCGCCATCAACGCCCTCAGCCGCGGCGGGATCATCCAGCACACCGGCCGCACCGTGCCGTCCACCCAAGCCAACACGCACGGACACCGCATCGGGGTTTGGACCCTCACCGCCAAGGGCCGGCAGATAGCCGCCCAGCGGGCCGCCCGCGCCGAGCAGCGGAGGGCCGCCTGATGCCGATCACCACCCACACCTGCATCACCGTCGCCTGCGACGTCTGCGAGCAGCCCCTCGAGGCCTTCGAGGACGAAGGCATCATCCACTTCGCCAACTTGACCGAGGCCCGCAGCCTGGCCCGGCACTACCGGTGGAACGCACTGTCCGGCGGCGAGTTCCTCTGCCCCGAGCGCGACCCGGAGCACCAGGCGTTCCTCGACGCCCTCATGCCGCCCGAGCCCGCCACCCAGGTCGTCGGCCAGCTCGGACTCGACGGAAGCGAGGCGTCATGAAGCTCACCGACGACATCCTCACCGTGCTGCGGGAGCGCACCGACATCGACGGCACGCACCTCGTGCTCACCGGCCCGCGCATGGACCCGCGCCTGTACCAGCGCGTCAATGAGGTTCTCGAAGCTGTCGGCGGCCGGTGGACCGCCAGCGTTCAGGCGCACGTGTTCCCCATCGACGCCACCCAGGCGCTCGCCCCCGTCCTGGAGACCGGGCAGGTCGTGACGCTGCGGGAGAAGCGACAGAGCGCCCAGTACTTCCCCACCCCGGCCGCAGTCGTCCAGCGGGTCATCGACCTCGCCGACCTGAAGCCCGGCATGGAAGTGCTGGAGCCGTCGGCCGGCTCCGGCGCCATCGCGACGGCCGCCGGCACCGCAGGCGCGATCGTCGACTGCATCGAACGCGACCCCGGATACGCGGCCGTCCTCGCAGAAACGGGCATGGCGCGCACCCTGACCGTCGCCGACTTCCTCACCGTCCCACCCCGCCCGATCTACGACCGCGTCGTCATGAACCCGCCCTTCACCAAGGGCGCCGACATGCAGCACGCCGAACACGCCCTCCGCTTCCTCAAGCCCGACGGGCTCCTCGTCTCGGTCATGTCGTGGGCGGTGACCTTCCACGGCCGGAAGACCGCCAAGTTCCGGGCCCTCGTCGAATCCCGCGGCGGCACAGTCGAGGCCGTCGCCAGTGGAGCCTTCAAGGAGTCAGGCACCGACATCGAAACCGTCATCGTCTCCATCCCCGCCAGCCGTTCCACCAGCGCTAAGCCCACCGTGTGGCCGCAACGGGAGATCCCGGCCGGACCGGAGCCGGAGTTCCAGCACCCCTCGGAGATCCTCGACGAGATCCGCGCCAACCTCCGCGACGCCATGCGCGAGTTCGACGCCCTCGCTGAACTCCTCGCCAAGCCCGCCCCGAAAGCCGACGTCATCGACCTGCCCGCACCCCGCGAGGAACAACTCGCCCTCGACGTCGGGGAGGCGTCATGACCGCCGCCCTGTTCCTCGCCTGCCTCGGTTTCACCATCGTCCTCGCCGCGGTCGCCTTCGCGCTCATCACCCGCCGCGCCCGGCGCTCGGGAGGCGAGTCGTGAACGCATCCCTGACCCTGGTCGCCTCCGAAACGTGCGCATGCCCGCCACACGTCCGCTACTCCTGCGGGCACTGCTGGCACGACCAGTGCCTCGACTGCGGGTTCTGCACCGTCGGAGGCTGCGTCTGCCACTGCGAGTACGGCCTCGGATTCAACCCCGGCATCGCGCCCACAGTGGGCCCCCAGTTCTGGCTCGGCGCCCACCACCCGCGCTGGCTCGCCACCACCGGCGTGCCACTCATGGTGTCCCGCCGCTCCCTCGCCGGCCGCCGCAGCCTGCCGCGCGCCGCCGAACAGTGGGTCCTCGACTCCGGCGGATTCACCGAACTCTCCCTCAACGGCGGATGGACGGTCACCGCGCACGTCTACGCCCGCGAAGTCGCCCGCTTCCGCGACGAGATCGGCCGCATGGTGTGGGCCGCACCGCAGGACTGGATGTGCGAAGACCACATCCTCGCCAAGACCGGCCTCACCGTCGCAGAACACCAGGCCCGCACCGTCGGCAACTACCTCGACCTCATGTCCATCGACGACACCCTGCCCATCATCCCCGCCGTCCAAGGGCAGACCATCGCCGACTACGAACACTGCCTCACCCTGTACGACCGAGCAGGCATCAACCTGACCACCCGGCCACTGGTCGGAGTCGGCTCCATCTGCCGCAGGCAATCCACCGCCGAAGCCTCCGCGATCCTCGGCACGCTCGCCGAAACCGGGCTCCGCCTACACGGCTTCGGCCTGAAACTCGACGGCCTGCGCACCAGCGCCGACCACCTTGCCTCAGCCGACTCCCTCGCCTGGTCCTACGACGCCCGCCGCTCCGCGCCGCTGCCGGGACACGACCACAAGTCCTGCGCGAACTGCGTGCACTGGGCGATGCGCTGGCGGCAGCGCGTCCTCGACGTCCTCCACGGCCCGCGCCAGATGGCCCTCACCTTGAGGGAGGCCGCGTGACCTCCGTCCAGTACACGGCCCAGGCCGTGACTCCGCTCGTCGACTGGTACATCAACCAGCTCGCCACCCACGGCCTCGAGGTTGTCCTCGCCGCCCAGGCAGCCGCATGCATCGCCACCTGGTGCGCCATCGGAGCCCTCCTCCATGCCATCGACCGCTACCGCACCCGGCGCGCCACCCGCGCCGAACGCCGACAGACGACCCCGCCCCGCGACGACACCCCCCTGATCCCAACCGAACCCGGCTGCGACGACGACCTACTCCTCGCCTGCTGGGACGCCTGGAAAGCCGACACCACCCACACCCGCAAGGAGGACCAGCCGTGACCACCACCGCCGACCACACCGCCTCCCGCAACTGCTACCTCCGCGGCTGCCGACAGCCGGCATGCGTCGAAGTCGCCACCCGCTACACCAAACAACTCCGCGTAGAACACGCCCGCGGCCAATACCGGCTGACCGGCGCCACCCAAACCCGCCACCACATCGAACGCCTCATGGCAGCCGGCTGGACACAGAAGCAGATCGCCCAGGTCACCGGAGTCGAATCCGCGAGCATCCACCAGATCTACGTCGGCCACCAAGAGAAGACCGCGAACTGGCGCGCCGCCGCCATCCTCGCCGTCCCCATCACCAGCCCGCCCGCCGACCCCCACCACGTCGACGCCACCGGCACCCGGCGCCGCCTCCAAGCCCTCCGCGTCATCGGCCACCGACGCTACGACCTCGCCGCCGCACTCGGAATGACCGACGACAGGGTCAAACACATCACCAACGGCAAAACCCGGCGCGTCCCCAAGCACGAAGCAGACGCCATCGCCCGCCTGTACCGGCGCCTGTCCACCATCCCCGGACCCAGCCAGCAGACCGCCACCATCGCCCGCGACAAAGGCTGGCACGGCCCCCTCGACTGGGAAGCGATCGACGACCCCGCATGCCAGCCGGAAACCGGACACCGCTCGCGCGCCAGAAGGGGCAGCCGAATGGCGGTCGTCGACAACGAGCGAATCGCCGAGCTGACCGCGGCCGGTCGCACAGCACAGCAGATCGCCGACGAACTCGGCTGCCACAAGCGGACCGTCACCCGCGCCCGCGGACGCGTCACCCGCCAGACCCTTCAGGAGGCGGCGTGACCATCACAGGCCGACCGCACGGCAATGCCAAATACCGCCTCGAGAAGTGCCGCTGCCTGCTGTGCTGCACAGCAGCCCGCGACTACGACAACAACCGGCGTCGCGCCATCGCCTACGGCCGCTGGCAGCCCTACGTCGACGCCGAACCCATCCGCGCCCACGTCCGCGCACTGAGCGAGTTCGGCATCGGCTGGATGCGCCTCGCCCGACTCGCCGGCGTACCCCGCGGCTCCATGTCGAAGCTCCTCTACGGAGACCCCCAGCGCGGCATGGCCCCGTCGAAGCGGATCCTGCCGAAGAACGCCGCCAAGATCCTCGCAGTCGAGCCCGCCCTCGAACACCTCGGAGACGAGGTCAGTATCGACGGCACCGGCACACGGCGACGGCTGCAAGCCCTGGCCGCCGCGGGCTGGCCGCACCGGCAACTCGCCGTCCGCCTCCGGATCGAGCCGGCGAACTTCAAGCCGATCATCCACGGGCAGCCGGGCCAGTTGGTGAAGGCCGGCACCCTGCGCGCCGTCACCGCCCTGTACGACCAGCTGTGGAACGTCGACCCGCTCCAGCAGGGCGTGCGCCGCGACTTCTACGACCGGGCCCGCGACCAGGCCCGCCAAGCCGGCTGGGCCCCGGTCGGCGCCTGGGACGACGACCGCATCGACGACCCCGAAGCCTTCCCCGACTGGACCGGCTGGTGCGGCACACCCCAAGGCCGCCGCATCCACTACCGGATCAAGGTCCCCGTCTGCCAGCCCTGCCGCGAAGCCGCCAGCCAGCAGCAGACCGCCGCCTAGCCCACGACAAAGGCCCCGCGGAAGCGGGGCCCGGAGGACGAACGAGAGGAGGAGGGGATGTCAGTCGGATTCTGCGGCCGGCTTCTTGCGGCGAACGATCCGGGGCTTCGGTTTGGGCATGTTGATGCCCTCGGCCTTGCAGTAGGCGCGGACGCGCGAGTGGATGTGGCGGCGAAGGTCGTCGGTGCGCGTGGTGCCGTCTTTAGCGCAGGCGCGGTCGTACAGATCCCACATCTCATCGTCGATGCGGATCATGCGACCCGGCGTCCCTCTCGTCGTCATGTCGACAGCCTAGCTGACCTGACAGCGGCTACACACCCCGCGTGGCTGACCGTTTACCGCGAACGTGTTGCTCCTGTATTGCTTGTGCCTACACACCCCGTTATAGACTGGCTCCACGCCAACCGGCCAAAGCGAGACCGGTTCGAGCCTCCATGAGGGCTGTCCCAAAACCAGTCATGACCAGCACAGACACCCTCCTCGAGAAGAGATCCATAAATGCCAAGCCGGTTCGAGTTCGAGCGCGCGATCAGGCGCAGCAGCCTTCCGCCCCTGGCGCGGCTGCTCGCCCTGACCGTTGCGACGTGGGCGGACGCCGAGACCGGCTCTATCTCCCGGCGTCACCAGCCGGCCCAATCCGTCCTACTGGAGGCGACCGGGATGTCGAAGTCCGCCTTCCTGTCTCATCGCAAGACCCTCCTCGAGGAGGGCTGGCTGAAGTGCGAGTCCCCGGACCGCATCAAGGCCCAGAAGGAGCACGCCCAAAATGTCTATTCGATCCATATTCCTGACGGTAAGGCTCGGTCGGGAGGCGACCTAGCTAAAACGGACAAGCGCCCCGGAAAGCGACGCGAACCTAGGTCGGGAGACGACCTAGCCCTAGGTCGCCAGCCGACCCAGCCAAATGGGGCAGAACCCGCTAAGTCTGGATTGACCCTAGGTCGCCAGCCGACCACAAGAGTTCTTTCCTCTACTTCTCTCTCCTCTCTCCCTCCCGTGGACAACGGGCCGGACGGCAGCAGCGAGGAACGGATCCCGGACGCCTTCGCCTACATCCAGCCGCTCATCCGAGCCATGACCGACGCCGGACTCACCGTGTCGTGGCAAATGCAGGCCGAGGACTACCAAAGCGTCGCCCGCGTCATGCACCGAGCTGGCGTCGAAGCGATGGTCGGCTTCGCCCTCGAAACCAAGGCCAGCAGCCGCAAGTCGATCCGCTACGCCACGTTCTTCCTCCGTGGCGGCTGGCTGGGCCTGCCGCCCAAGAGCACCAAGCCCACACCGAGGCATGGCAGTACGCCTGGCAAGCCGCCGCACTGCGGCCACCCCGACTGCGACCCGGCCAGCAGGCTCCGCGAAACCGAAGACGACAACGGCCTCCGCCGAGTCCACCCCTGCCCCGACTGCCACCCCAACGCGAAGAAAGGCCACGCCGCATGACCGAGCCCCTGTGGGAGCCCAACGCCATCGCCGACGAACCGGCGATGCCCCACAACATCGAAGCCGAAAGGGCTGCCCTCGGCTCAATGTTCTTCGACCTCGCCGCCATCGACGCCCTCGACCGGACCCTCTCCGGCGTCGAGGACTTCTACGAGCTGCACCACCAGATCATCTACCGGACCGTCCTCGGCATGTACTGCCGCGACCGCAAGCCGAAGATCGACCCCATCACCGTCGCTGCCGAGCTCCTCGCCAGCGGCGAGCTCGCCAAGGTCGGCGGCGCCGCCTACCTCCACCAGCTCGCCCAGTCCGTACCCGTCGTCGGCAACGCCGTCGGCTACGCGGCCATCGTCCGCGAACACGCCCAGCTCCGTGCAGTTCTCGCCGCCACCCGCAAAGCCAGCCAGCGCGTCCTCTCCGCCGCCAATACTGCATCCGAAATCCTCGAAGCCGCCATGGCCGACCTCCAGGCCGCCGCCAAAGGCGTCGACACCGTCGACGAGAAGCTGTCCGTCGCCGACCGCTGGATGGGATTCATCGACGAACTCGAGGCCGGTCACGACCCGCGCGCCCTCGACACACCCTGGCCCGACCTCAACGACATCATCGAACTCAAGCCCGGCCAGCTCATCACCGTCGGCGCCGGCACCGGCCAGGGCAAGTCCCTGTTCGGCATGAACCTCGCCGCGCACGTTGCTCTCACCCGCGGCAAGCCAGCCCTCGTCGCCTCGATGGAGATGGGCGGCAGCGAACTCATGGCCCGCCTCACGGCAGCCGAAGCCGGAGTCGACGTCGACCACCTCATCCGCCGCAAGCTCCAGGCGGCCGACTGGGAGAAAGTCTTCCGAGCCGCGCCGAAGATGCAGAACGCCGGCAACTTCATCCTCGACGACTCCCCGAACCTCACCCTCGGGAAGATCCGTGCTCGCGTCCGCTGGATGGCCGCATCCGGCTGGGCCCCGGCCATCGTGGTCGCCGACTACCTGCAGCTGTTGACGCCTGAGTCGACCGGCAAGAAGGAGCGCACACGCGCCAACGAGGTCGCCGAACTGTCCCGCGGACTGAAGCTCCTCGCGATGGAGTTCGAACTCCCCGTCGTCGCGCTCGCCCAGTTCAACCGCGGCGCGGTCGGCCGTCAGCCGATGGTGTCCGACTTCAAGGACTCCTCCAGCATCGAGCAGGACTCCAACGTGATCGTCCTGATGCACCGGCCGCTCGCCGAGGACGGCACGGACACCGGTCCGCGGGCCGGTGAGATCGACCTCATCGTCGCGAAGAACCGCAACGGCGCCTCCGGCCGCATCGTCTCCCTGGCCTTCCAGGGCCGGTTCGCCCGACTCCGGTCGATGGCCGGGTGACCGCCATGACCATCCAGCGCGACTGGCACTGCGCTTCAGCCGGTGACATAGCGGCCGAGCGCCTCGAGCAGCACACCGTTCGCCGCAGCCACATACCCGGCCAGCCCGGCGCCCTCGCCGACGGCATGACTCACGAAGCCCTGCCGACCTCCTACGCCGGCACCACCTTCCGGTCCGCGCTCGAAGCGTCCTGGGCCGCCACCCTCGACACCCTCGACATCGCCTGGGAGTACGAGCCCGAGACGATCGCCCTGCCGTCCGGAGCCACCTACATCCCCGACTTCCGCCTGCCGGACATCGGCTGCTGGCTTGAGGTCAAAGGCCCCGGCGTCCCCCGTGTCGAGAAGGCCTACGAGTTCGGCGAGAGCCTCGCCTGCGGCCACCCCATGTGGGAGTGCGCTTGCCGCTGGCCGGGCGGAGAGCTCGTCCTCATCGGCCACGAGCCCAGGCCGTACAGCGCCTGGGGCGACCCGGAGATCGACGTCCAGAACTACTGGATCGCCGCCAACGTGCAGCGCCGCCACGGTGGCCACCCCGACTGGACGTCCACCCGCGGCCGGGCCGCATGGCTCACCCGGTGCGCGGACTGTGACCGCGGCACCTGGTTCGACAGGCCCAAATGCCGGGCCTGCGGCGGCCCTCTCGCCGACTGCTACGGCTATCGGCCTGGCGAACCGGGCCTCGAGTTCCGTCGTATTCGCGGTCCCGTCCGAACCCACGACACCGAGGAGAACCAGTGACCACGACCACCGACATCGCCCGCGCCCACGGTCACACCGGGCCGACCCGCTGCCAGGACTGCGGCACCACCGAGAACCTGCACGTTGTCCTGTGGTCCGACCCGAGGACCGGCGAGAGCGGAACCCACCTGGAGTGCTGTACCTGCGGCATTGCCGCCGGTGACCCGATCTGCGTTCACGCCGAATGCGAGCCCGATGAGCCCGACGAGCCGGACCCGGAGCCCGTAGAGCCCGGACCGATCGTCCGCGTCCACCACCGCCCCGCCGGCTGGGTGCTGCCCGACTTCACCGACCTCGCGGACTGCACGACCAACTTCCACCGCGCCCAGGACGGCCGTCCCGCCTGCACTGACACCGCCGTGTGGAAGGTCGTCGAAGACCACGGTCTGCATTTGACCATCGGCTTCTACTGCGACGCCGATCTGCCCGCCGAACACCGAGAGGACGCCGCCTGATGTCCAGCACGTCGAAGAAGCAGAAGGCCCGCACGGCCACGCACCGGCCGGCCGTCCGGCGTCGCCGCTTCCGCCACGACGACCTGGTCGCGGTCGACCTGTTCTCCGGCTTCGGCGGTCTGACCCGCGGGATCGAGATGGCCGGATTCACCACGATCATGGCGGCGAACCACAACAGCTACAAGGTCGAGGTCCACGAGGCGAACCACCCGGACGCCGAGCACTGGATCGCCGACCTGGTCGACCCCGATAAGGCGGACTACCACTCTGCTCGGGACCTCCCCGCAGCCGACATTCTGGCCGCAGGAATTTCGTGCGTTAATCACTCGCAGGCCAACACGATCAAGGCCTACGAGCAGGGCGCGACGCTGTTCGACCTGGACGACCCCGACTACGAGGCGCGGGTGACCAGGTCGGAGCGGGACCGGGCGACCGCGAACTGTGTGCTGGCCTACGCCGCCCAGCACCACCCGCGGCTGATCCTCATCGAGTGCACGACCGAGCTCACCTCGTGGGGGCCGGCCCTTCCGAACCGTCCGAAGATCGGAGACGGCAGCACCTACCGGTGGTGGCTGAAGCAGTTCGACCTGCTCAACTACCGGCACAAGGTGCTGTACCTGAACAGTCAGTTCTTCGGCGTCCCGCAGTCCCGCGACCGGCTGTTCATCGCGTTCTGGGACAAGGCTCTGCCCGCCCCGGACCTGGAGCACCGTCCGGTGTCGCGCTGCCACCCTTGCGACAGGGACGTCGAGGCCGTGTGGTCGTGGAAGACGGGCATCCCGGCGTCCGGGTCGGTGCGTTACGGAAAGCAGTACGAGTACAGGTGCCCTTCCTGCCGTCGGCCCGTGGTGCCGCCGATGACGCCGTCGCTGGCCGCGCTCGACCTGTCCGACCTCGGTATCCGGATCGGCGACAAGCCGGTCAAGACGTTCAAGGACGGGTTCGTCGGCCCGCTCGCCCGGTCGACGATGGCGCGTGCCGAGCGGTGCCGTCAGAAGTTCGCGGACTTCCCTGCCGTGCTCATGCCGGCGAAGGCCGTGCACGGCACCGAGAAGCATCCGTGGCAGCCGCTGGCGACGCAGACGAGCCAGCAGGAGACGTCGATCCTCTCGACCGGCGCGATCATGGCAGCGGCGGGAAACACGTTCGAACGGCCGGGGTCCACCTGCCGGTCCCGCGGTCTCGATCAGCCGCTGTGGGCGCAGACCGCTACGAACGCCACGGGGCTGTTCACGCCGCCGATGGCGCTGGCCGTGGACAACTACCAGGGCGGCCCGCGCGGCGCGAACGAGCCGCTGCCCACTCAGGTCGGTTCGGAGACACTCGCCGTCGTCTCGTCGGGTGTGGTCCCGTTCCGCAAGAACACGTTGCCGACCGTGCACGGCGAGGCGATGCCCACGTTCACGTCGGACCAGATCCCCGGTCTGCTCACGGCGGCCAGCACCATGGACGCCGTCGCGTTCGAGACGCAGCTCATGGCGCAGTGGCGGGCCGCGCTCAAGAGCCTGCCGTTGGAGGACTGCTACTTCCGCATGATGCGGGAGTACGAGATCGGCCGCGGCTGCGGCTTCGATGTCGACTTCGGCGACCACAAGGGCTCGTTCATCGTCTGGGGTTCCGCCCGGGACCAGACCGACGGCTTCGGTAACGCCGTCTCGCCGCAGGTTGGTGCCTGGATCGGGGCCCGGTTGCGGGCCATCGTCCACAGCCCTCAGGACCGCGGCACGACGTCGGCTGCCCTTGAGGCCGCCGCCTGATGTCCCGCCGGAAGTGCGAGGGCGGTTGCGGCCGGTGGTTGTCGGATCCGGAGTCGATTGCCCGCGGCTACGGCAGGCAGTGCGCGGAGCGTCTCGGCATCCCGATTGCCTCACCCGCCCGCCGTCTGGCCACCGTCCGCCGACCGCCCGCGATCCGCACCACTGATCCGCCGGTCGAGATCCACCCCGACCAGACCGCCCTCGAGCTTCAGCCCCTACAGCCCAGCCTCTGGTCCCTGTGGCCAGCCACCGAATCGAAGGAGGCCAGACCATGAACGTGACTGAAGGGACGCTGCCTTGCCGGGGCAATGCGGCCCTCTACGACCTCGTGCTGTTCGAGGACGGTGCTTCGCCGGAACGCCAGCAGGCCGTTCACCGGGCTGTGGTCCTGTGCGCGTCCTGCCCTACCCCGTGCGAGCTGAAGGTCACCGCCGACAGTGGCCCCGCCGAACTGGTCCTGCTGGAGCCCGGCTGGATGCCGCCCGAGCGTGAAGGCCGGCCGGAGCCGCAGCCGCGCATGCCGGTCCGCCGGAAGCGCGACGCCGGATCGGACATCCAGGTCGGAGCCGACTACGTGCCCACGACTCGGCGCGTCGCTGTGTGGGCCGGGATGTGCGCGGACCGGGCCGCACTCGGGCACAGCGTCTCGGACATTGCCGCGGAGCTGTGCGTCAGCGAGGACACCATTACTCGCTTGATCGCTGTGGCGCAGAAGACGCGGGGGCGGGCGGCGTGACCCGTTCGTGGCTGCGCCACCCACCACGCACGGTGCGCCCGCCGCTGGTCTGCCCGACCGGCCTGCCCCGGTACGCGTCGCGTGCCCTGGCGTGGCTCCCGGCCGGACTCCACACCCAGCAGACACCCCGCCAGTGCACCGCCTGTGACGGCGGCTGGCACCTCACCGAAGGAGACACCCGATGACCGACCAGACCACCACCTACCACATCGAATTCGGGAAGGTCGGCGAGACCTACCCGGTGCCGCCGATCACGCTCGATCACACCGACCCGAACCAGTTCGCCCGCGCGGTCGCCGAACATGCGATCCCGTACCTGCGCCCGGTGCTCACGGAGATGGGCCGCCCGGAGCTGGCCGACTGCTTCTTCCGCCGCGACCCGAAGGACCCGACCTACGGGGACTTCCTGTGGATTGATCTGGTCGGCGACAGGGGCGCGCAGTTCTGCCCGGCCCGGATCACGCCCGCCCCGTGACCCGCCTGCCGGCCCGCGGCGGCGGCTATCCGCCGCGGGCCTCCCGTCAGACAACCACCCCAGGAGTCTCAATGACGAAGTCAAGCCGCTTGCGTGATCGGCGGGGCGGAGGTGAAGACCCGTCCGTCACGCAGCAGGGCCCACAGCACGCTCGCCCGTCGCCGGGCCAGGGCGATGACGGCTTGGACGTGCTTGCAGCCCTCACCGCGCTTTTTAAGGTAGAAGTCCCGGTTCGGGCCCTCGCGCATCATGCTGGTCTGCGCGGACATGTAGAACACTCGTCGCAGGCGGCGGCTGTAGCGCTTGGGCCTGTGCAGGTTGCCGGTACGGCGTCCGGAGTCGCGCGGGACCGGCACGAGCCCGGCCGCAGAGGCGAGGCGGCCGGCGTCCGCGTAGGCCGACAGGTCGCCGGCGGCAACGACGAACTCCGCCCCGAGGATCGGACCCATGCCGGGCAGGGACTCGATGATCTCGGCCTGTGGGTGGGCGCGGAACGTGTCGCGGATCTGCTGGTCGATCCGCTTCAGTCGGTCGTCCAGCGCCAGGATCTGCGTTGCCAGATCAGCCACGATCTGCGCGGCGACGTCCTCACCGGGCAGCGCGGTCTGCTGGGCCTGTGCGGCCTCCAGCGCGGTCACGGCAACCGAATCAGCGCCCCGGACGCTGCGGTTGGCGAGCCAGGCCGTCAGCCTCGCTCGTCCGCGGCGCCGGATCGCCGCCGGGGTCTGGTAGCCCGTCAGCAACACCAGCGCACCCTTGTGCGCCGAGTAGTCGAAAGCCCGCTCCAGTGCGGGGAAGACCCCGGTGAGCACGTCGCGAAGCCGATTGATCATCCTCACCCGGTCAGCCACCAGATCGGAGCGGTGGGCGGTCAGCAGGGCCAGGTCGGCGGCCAGCTGGGCAGGCACGTCGATGGCGGCGAAGTCCCGGCGGTGGCGGGCGGTCTCGGCGATCACGTAGGCGTCGCGGGCGTCGGTCTTGGCCTCGCCCCGGTAGGCGCCGGACATCCGGTTGACCGTGCGGCCGGGCACGTAGACGGCCCGCTGGCCGTGGGCTGCGAGCAGGGCCAGCAGCAGCGCGGAAGCCGTGCCGGAAATGTCCACCGCCCAGGACACCTCGTCGGCCAGGTCCAGGATCTCGCCCATGGCGGTCAGGATCGCCGTCTCGTCGTTCTCGATCTTCTTCGACCACAAGGTCGCGCCGGTCTCATCGACCACCGCAGCCCAGTGGTGGCCTTTACCGGCATCGACACCGGCCCATACCCGGGCCTGTCGCTCGCTCACTCGCCCCTCCTCGTTCCGCACGGCTTGCCGTCGGCCCGAGGAACACCCCGCTGTCATCTCCGTAATCAGCGACCGCACGAAGCGCGCACATCTCAATCAGCAGCCAGGGCGCCCCGGAGGGCCGGGCGGCCACTCCTCGGAAGCCACTGAAGGCAAGAAGCCATAAGCCACACCCGGCCCTCCCGGGCCGCCTAACAACTTACGGAGCAGCCATGACCACACCCGCCGACGAACTCGCCGCCGCAGTGGAGACGCTGCGGGCCCGCCTGACCGACCCCGAACTCACCCCAGGGCCGTGGCTGTCCCTCGACCACGGCGACCGGCTCCTCTACGACGGGCCCGGCGCCGAGGACCAACCGCCTGTGTACGTCGTCGACGAGCCCATGAGTAACGGCGCCAATGCGGACTACATCGAGCTCATGCACCCGGGCGTCGGGGCCGCGCTCGCCGACTGGCTGGAGACCACCGCCGAAGCGCTCGCCGCCACCACGCACCCCGGCTGGCAGGAGTGTGTCGCCTCCAACGCCCTGGCTGTGGCCCGCCAGATCAACGCCGCCGCCCGTCCCTGACCCGCCCGGCCGCCCCCGCACCGGGGCGGCCCCCACCACCCGGAGACCCGATGACCCAGCTCACCGCCACCTTCACCGTCACGATCAAGACCAAGCCCGACGGCGACTACTACTTCGACCACGACGACCTCGTCAGGAACGCCGTCCCGTGGATCGAGGGCGGCCTCGACGACCGCGACGACATCGCCGAGGTCACGATCACCGAGCAGCCCGCCGCTGTGTCTGCTGCCGTGGCCCCACCCACCAACCAGACCGCCGACGAGGTGGACGCCGACACGGTGGCGAACCGCGCCGCCCAGGTGATCACCACCATGGGCGCCGAGATCCGCGAGCTGACGCACAGCCGAGACCGCTACCGGTTGGCGTGGCACAACGCCCGTCGCCGAGCAGGGGTGCTCTCCGCCGAGGTCACCCGACGGGCGCCGCTCCTCGGCAAGTACGCCGCCGAGATCGAGCGGCTGCGCGCCGAGTTGGAGAGCGAGCGTGACGTCTCTCGCCGACTGCTTGCCCAGCGTCAGGAGATGGCCGAGGAGCGCTACGCCTGGCAGCAGCGGGGTGACCGCGCCGAGGCCGAGCTGCGCCGCATGGCCGACGAGACGGCAACCGAGACGACCCAGCCCGCGCGCTGCGTCTGTGGGCACCCCATCGGCCTCCACCACGAAGACGTCTGCCTCCGCACCGACTGTGGATGCGCTGACGCGCTGGAGATTAACGCCGTGCCCGAGGCCCTCGAAGCGGTACTGACGGAGCGCTACACCGAACTCGGCAACTCCTTCTCCCGGATGCGGCGCCAGGAGCAGGGCCCGGACGGGTGGCCCGCAGAGCGCCCCGTCGGCCCGCACCACGTCGCCGAGACGCTGCGGGAGCTGCTGCGGCGGGCGGCCACCGACGGACCCGGACTCCGCCTGCCCGACCACACCGTCAACGAGGAAGAGACCCCGCCCCCTGCCCCCCGCGACCGCCACCGCGCCGCATGGAACGCACTCACCCCCCAGCAGCAGGCCGCCTACCTCGCCCAACTCGACAGCGCCGGTGCGCGGCAGGACCAGACCACAACCGACGAGCCGGAGCGCTGCGCCCACTGCACCCACCCCAAGCGCGACCACGACGGCCGCGCCGACCACCGAGCCAAGCACTCCCCGCTGGTGGCCGGAGACCCCTGGTGCCACGCCTGCGACGGCCCGTGCGACTACGCCGCCGGGGCGCGGCAGGACCAGACGGCAACCGACCAGCCCGCGCCCGGGAGCACCGAGACCCGCCCCTGCCGGACGTCCGTCTCCGGCGGCACGGTGTGGTGCTGCGAAGAAGGCGAGACCGACTGCCCGTGCGTCTGCCACCAGCCCGCCGCCGGGGCGCGGCAGGACGGGGCCACCCAGTGACCACCGCCGAACTCCTCGCCGACGCCTTCGCCACCCTCCGCATCCTCGGCTGGGCCTTCGCCGGCTGGATCGCCGTCTTCGCCGCGATAGGCACGATCGTCGTTCTCGCTGTCGCGGCGACCGGCACGTGGGCTGTGAAAGCCGTGTGGCGGCGCACAGCGGGCCCATCCTGGCGTCGAAGCGCCGTCCGTGCCCGAATCCTTGCCCGACGGCGCGTCAGGCCGTCAGGCGCCCGCTCAGGCGATTCCGATTGGGAGGAAGCCGCATGACCGTCATCCTCCTCGCCGGCGCCCGCCACCTCACCGAACCCGGCATCGTCCCCGGCACCCTCGCCGACATCGCCTTCAACATCGCCGAAGGACCCATCGTCATCCGCCATGGCGCCTGCCCCGGCGAGCGCTCCGCCGACCAAGCCGCCTCCGACTGGATCAACGACATCGGCCACCGGCACGGCATCACCGAAGACCCCATGCCCGCCGACTGGGACAACTGCGCACCCGACTGCCCGATCGACCCCGCTCATCGGCGCCGCAAAAGGCCTGGTGATGTGGCACACCCGGGGCTACTACCCGACTACTGCCCGACGGCCGGGCCGCGCCGCAACACGGCCATGGTCGCCAAGCTGCCGCGCCCCGACTGGATGCTCGCCTTCCCGCAGCCGGGCCATCCCAACTACGGCACCAACAACTGCATCCGCCTCGCCGAACAGGCCGGCATCCAAGTCCACCAGGTGACCTCCTGATGGGCCGCGCCCTCGGCATCGCCGTCGTGCTCGCCCCGTTCATCTCCGCGCTCCTCCTCGCCATCCACCGAGGAGGGCGCGCCCTCACCAACCGCTACCGGAGGAACCGCCCATGACCCAGCTCGACACCCTCATCCCGCCCGCAGACCTGGATGCCGCGATCGCAGCCGGCCACATCACCCGCCGTCAGCACCCCACCCTGCCGCTATCGATCTACACCTACACGAGGACGGCGCAGTACTCCCGCGCTTGGACGTCGGCCACCATCCACTGCCGCGGCCTCATCGCCGACGACAAGACCGGCGAGATCATCGCCTGGCCGTTCGCCAAATTCTTCAACGTCGGAGAGCACGACCACGGCTTCGACTACGCGCCCCCGCTGCCGGCCGACGAGCCGTTCGAGGTGTACGACAAGGTCGACGGCAGCCTCGGCATCGTCTTCCACTACGCCGGCAGGTGGTGCGCCGCCTCCAAGGGCTCGTTCGTCAGTGAGCAGGCCCGGTGGGCGCAGCAGTGGATCGACGAAGGCGACACTGCCCTGCTGACGCCCGGCGTCACCTACCTCGCCGAGATCGTGTACCCGGAGAACCGCATCGTCGTCGACTACGGCGGGCGCCGCGACCTCGTCCTGCTGGCCGCCTACGACGCTGACGGGCGCGAAATTCGTCTGCCCTACGCGGCAGAGGACTGGCAGGGCCTCGGCTCGATCGTCCGCACCTGGCCCGCCATTCCGCTGCCCGACCTGCTGAAGCTCACGGAGGCGAACACTCGCCCCGACGGCAGGCCGACGACCGGCATGCACGCCGAGGGGTACGTCATCCGCTACGCCTCCGGTGTGCGCGCGAAGGCGAAGCTGGCCGAGTACGTCCGCCTCCACAAGATCCTCACCGGGATCAGTGAGCGGGACATCTGGCGGATGCTCGGCATGCAGCGTTATGCCGACCAGCCGCCGAAGCTCTTGGCCAAGGCCCTCGGCTGCAGCCTCGCCGAGGTGACCGCCCTGTCCACAGCCGGCCGCGGCCCGCTGGACGCGCTGCTGGAGACCGTGCCCGACGAGTTCGACACCTGGGTCCGGTCCGTGGCTACGCGACTCGAGGAGCAGGCGGCCGTGCTCGACGAGCGGGTGGCCAGCGGGTACGCGACGATCGCCCACCTTGCCGGAGACCGCGGTCAGTTCGCCCGCGCCGCCCAGCAGATCGACGACCCGGCCGTGCGCGCCTGCATGTTCCTCATGCTCGACGGCCGGCCCACCGGCCTCCACCTGTGGCGCGCCATCAAGCCCGAAGCCGCTGTCCCGTTCATCGCCGACGACGAAACCTGATCATCCACCCCGCCACCCCACGTCTGGGGCGGCGGCCCTCTCGGAAAGGCCCGCACATGACCCCCGATCAGGAACTCCACGCCGCAGCCAAGCGCCTGGAGGCCATGGACGACGCGAACTGGCGTGGCACCCCGCTTCACGTGCTGTTCCCCGGCATCATCCGACTCCTCACCGAGTACGGCGACGACTGGGACCAGTGCCCCGAAGACCACCCCGGGCACAGCCTCGACGAGGCCGCCCTCGACCTCGCCCGCGCGATCAACGGGGAGGCGTCGTGAACCGTCGCGTACCGCTCCGCTGGCAGCCCGATGACGGCAGTGCCGCGATCCTCACCGCCTACGCCCGCCGCGACGGAGGCCGGCCGTGAAAAGCCTGACCGCGCGCCGCCGCCACGTCCTTGCGCTTGTCGCCAACGGCCACACCAACGCCCAGATCGGCCGGATGCTCGGCATCCACGAACGAACCGTGAACCGGCACCTCGCCGAAATCTTCCAGGCTCTCGGCGCCCGCGACCGGGCGAACGCCGTCGCCATCGCCCTCGTCACCGGCCAACTCGACCCGCAGCAAGTCCACTTCCCCAACCAGCAGAAAGCAGCCGCCGCATGACCGAACAGCCCCAGCCGCGTGTCCGTTTCGCCCGCCGCTTCGTCGCCACGATCCCCGGCCAGCCAGACATCCACGGCGTCCAGTTCCCCGACAGCGGCCACTGCATCGCCGACGTCCCCTACGTTGGCCTCACCGGATACCTGACCGCTGACGCTGTCATCGACGGTGCCGACGGGGCCGCCATCCACTGGGCAGACGAGGAGGCCGACGCGTGACCGGATCTGAGATCTCGCCACTGCGCGACCGGATCATCGCTGCCGTCCGCGACACCCCCGCCCAGTACCCCGACGACATCGCAGACGCCATCTGGCGTGCCGTCCAGGCCGAGCTCGCCGGGCACTACCAGCGCGCCGTCGACGCCGCCCTCGCAGCCGAAGCCCGCGCGAAGCAAGCCGAGGACACGCTTGAGCATTACCGCGGCTGGCTCGCCACCCAGCACGCGAACGCCGCCCGCGCTAACCAGGCCGGGGGAGTACCCGACCACCTGAAGATCAGCCCGCACAACGGGATCGCCGCCGGCCTCCACACCGCACTCCTCGGCCTCGACCGCATCCTCAACCCGCACGACGCCGGCCCCACCGTTGCCGAAGCAGCCGCCCAGGACCGGCGTTGGTGGAACAGCGAGAAGACAGGCGAGCGATGATCACCCACCCTGCGCTCCCCGAGTGGCGATGCCCGACGCCTGACGAACTGCGCGAGCAAGCCGAAACCGACGACCTCACTCTCATCCATCCACCTGACGAACAGTCCGAGGAGACGCCGTGACCGCTTGGACTCCGCCGCCGCCCGGCGACACCCGCGAACAACTCCCCAACCATGTGCTCGCCCTCATCGAGGTGCCGTCGTACCTGTCCACCGCCTGCGAGACCGCCGGGGCCATCGAGGCCGCGGTCGGCACCCACCACACCCAGGCCGGCGAACTCGCAGTGTGGAGGGAAAGGCTGCACGCCCGCTGCCGCATCAACAACAAGTACACCGGCCAACTCTGCGTCTGCGGATGCCACACGGAGGCCCGGCCGTGACCGAGCAGCTCGCCCTCGACGTCCCGATGCCCGCAGCGCCCGAGCCCAGCCCGGAGCCGCGCACCTACTGGGAGAACCGCGGCCCGAACCAGTGGGAGCCGGTCACCGTCCGCACCCGCTACGCCGCCCCCGGACCGGCACCCGACCTTCTCCCGCACGTCACCACCGGCCGGACCGCACCCCGCAACGTCCTCGTCGAAAGGGGCGACGGCTCCCGGGACGTGCGGCCCGTCCGACTCCTCCGCGCACGACAACCCCGCACCCGCGACGGGTGACCCGGATACGGCGACGCCCCTGCTCCTCAACCCGAGGAGCGGGGGCGTTCACTGCTGCCGTTACGGCCAGTACAGCTTGACGTCCTCGGCGGACCCTCGCTGCCGCCCCACCGTCGGCGGCTGCACCGAATACCCCAGCGTCCGCAGCACCTCGGCTGCAGCCTCAGGTGCATCCCGCACCGCCGACATCAGCTGAATCTCCCGCCAGCTCCTCAACCGCTCCTCGATCACCGCACGCCACCCCGGCGCCGTCTCAATGGCGAACTCCCGCTTCATGAACAGCAGCACGTCCTCGAGCGCCGGCCGCATCCGATGCCCACCCACAGGAAGGTGCATCTCCGACAGCCGCGGCAACTTCCGACGCCTGAACCCCTGCTTCGGCCGACCAGCATCCGCCAGACGCAGCAGATAGGCCATCTCATCCCGATGCGCGTGCACCTGAATGTGCGCGCCCGGCGGCTCCTTGCTGCTCCGCACATACTCGAAGCGGATCAACGGATCCGGGATGGCCGCATAGTGCAGGTGAATGTCGGCCTGGTCAGTTGCCAGGAACGTGCTGCTGCCATCCCAGCAGCAGAAGTACCGGACCCGAAGACTCAAGACCGCCTCGCCGTTGATCGAGACAGGGATCCGCAGCTCCCTCTCGTCCGCCGCTATGGGCGAGACCCGAACGCGAGAACCCATGTTCAGGGCAGCAAAACGCGGGGTGTCCTCACCAAGGACACCCCGCGTCAGGCCGTTCAGATCATCCGCGAACGCGGCCGCTAACGCGTCGAGCTTCGACGTCTCCCCGTTGGTCACCGTCGAGAAGGTAGTCGATCCCCTCGATGGTGTGCCAAACGTCCAGCTCATCCATCGACAAGCTGTACATCTCGGCCCGATCACGCAACTGCTCGAAGGTCATGCCGACCTCGGCGAGCAGACTGGCACGCTGCTCGCGTAACTGCTCCGGCGTCTTGTGGATCACCGTCGTCATAGCGAACCCCCAGTTCGTTGCTGACCGCCAGTCAAGCAGCATCGACTGACAACGCGGCGGGCAACCCGCAGAAACAACCTCCGAGCGAGTGAAGCCCACACGGTAGATACCCACAAAACCACCAGCAGACGCCCAGGTCGACGCGTCAGTGCAGTCAGCAGAAGGAACACCAGTCCCGTTGCTCCGAACGGGCGCAGCCGGTCACCCGACGTCCGGCCAAACCTCCCGCGGCCCCGGCTGAGGCTCCGGATCTTGCCGCGCCGCCGCTCTGGCGTTCTCCGCCCTCAACGCTGTCAGCCATGGCCACAGATCCGGCAAAGCCTGCCTCGAACACGCGAGAGCATGCGCGATCCGGCACTGCTGGTCCCGGGCAGCCGGAAACGTGCCGTACACCGTCACCCGGCCGTCGGACAGCTCAATCCAACGGTGCTCCGCCGGCACCAGATGCGCCAACACGCGTGCCGCCGGTTCCAACAGCACCCAGTCGCCGTCCAGCGTGGCTGCACGATCCTGCGCCAGTCCGCAGTACGGGCATGCCGACTGGCCGCTGCCAATTCGTCGCGGACGTTCCTCCACAGCCCCCATATGTCGAGCGTGCGGGCGTGGCAGCAAGCGGAGTAGGGCGCGAAGTGGACGGGGTGCACGAGGCGACGTACAGCGTTGGAGGTGCTGGAAGCCACAACAGCCGCCATCAGCATCGGCCGCCAGACGGTCCCAGGCCGGAACGCGACGCGCCCCGCCCGAAGACCGGGCGGGGCGCGTCTAGGTGATCAAACCCGCGACACCTCAAGCGGCGCCGGCACCGGCGGGGCGGTCAACGTGCACCCCGGGACATCTGCTCCGCGCGCGCTCCCGAGACACCGAGGACTTCGCCAACCTCGCGCCACGATCGGCCTTCTGCCTTCAGCTCCAGGACTGCTTCCTGCCGCACCTGGCGGAAGTCCTGCTTGAGGCGCGCCTGGAGCCGTTCAATCTCCCGGTACTGCTCTACGAGATCGGGCATGGCCGTGACGGCCCTCATGACGTCACGCCGCCTCTCGTCGATGTGCGGGTGCCGCGAGTGAGCCATCTGGGCGAGCGATACTCGGGGCGCCGGCACCGTCCTCACCCTCCGAACCTTCGGGCTGGCTTTCCTGAGGCTGACCTTTGGTCGAAGCCACGGCTGCCCCTCGACCGCCCACTTGATGAGCTTCACCGGGTCGAGTCGGAATGTGAACCACTCCCCATGTGACCGCAGTCGGGTGAAGTTGCGGTGCAACTGGGTCTCCAGCTCGTGCCCGCCTGGAGTCGTCCAGAGGATGGCCAGCGGTACTGGCGACATCCGTTGAATCTCGGCGAAGCGCTTGGTCAAGTTGGTCGTGCGACCGATCTTTACCGTGTTGCTGCCAGGCGTCCCGAGGACGTAGACGACCTCTTCGGGCATTCGTTCTCCTTCCGCGCGACAGGCCCGTCGCTGTTCGGCGGGCCTGTCAGACTCTAGGGCTGGTGCCTTGCCGTCAGACCTCGGTCGTGATGAACGGAGCCGGCAGCTCAGGCAGGTCGACGTCGAAGACTTGGGCGAGGAGGTAGCGGGCGACGGTGTCGTGCTCGAGTTCGCTACGGCCCGGAGGCATGGCGAGCAGCAGGTCACCGTTCTTCCGCTGGACGACCGCGCCGAAGAAGTCCCGGTCGGGGATCGAGCTGTCGATGATCTCGGCGCCCGTCTCGGCGAGCAGGTCGTCGAGCGGGGTGTCGAGCAAGTGGTTGGGGGAGAGGGGAAGCGCTACAGTCATGAGCGGACTCCAATCTCTGCAGGATTGAGTTGCTGTTGGCGGTGGCGACCCGCCGCTTATTTGGCCGGACGGTGGCGACCGTCCGGCCATTTGCGTGCTGAGGGCGTGCAAGACCCTGCCGTGATGTGCTCACTGTCACAGCGCGGCCACGCCAACGTATCGCTCTAGAGCAATCGACGCCAGTCTTCTTGCAGGAATCCCGGCAAGGGCTCATTGACCAGCAGCGATGTAGAGCGGGTAGCGTTGCTCTAGATGAATCCGTCCCAAGGAGAGCCCGTGTCACGCAAGCCCGGCGAGCCGCACAAGTACCGGGAGATCGCCGACGACCTGCGTAGGCGAATCAATGCCGGGGAGTTCGGCGAGAAGCGCAAGCTCCCGTCCGAGCGCGACCTCCGCGCACAGTACGACGTCTCACAGATGACCGTGCGGCAGGCGCTCGGTGTCCTGCGGGACGAAGGCCTGATCGAATCCCGCGTCGGCTCCGGCTGGTACGTCGCAGAGTGGCGTCCCATCGTCCGCAACGCGCTGCAGCGGCTCTCTGCCGCTCAGTGGGGCGAAGGCCGATCCATGTGGGACGTCGATATCGATGACCGCCGCCTTGAGGCGCGCGACGTGCAGATCGAGCTGATCGACTGCCCGGCCGACGTTGCCCGCGCCCTGGACCTCGAAGAGGGCGAGCCGGTCTGGCGCCGGGACCGGCGCTACGTCGTCGACGGGGAAGTCGTCATGCGAGCGACGTCGTACATCCCAGACGGACTCGCACGCGGTACGCGGATCACGCAGATCGACTCGGGGCCGGGCGGCACCTATGCCCGGCTTCGTGAAGCGGGGCACGGGCCGGTGCAGTTCCGCGAGCAGCTGCGGTGTCGACTCGCGACGCCAGCCGAGGTGGACGACCTACGCCTCGCTGCGGGTGCTCCCGTGGTGGAGCAGCACCGCTCGGCAATGCGCGCGGACGGGTATGTCGTGGAAATCAACCGAATGGTTCTGGACGCGTCGAGATTCCTCTTCGTGTACGACTTCCCTGCCTGACCTGCCGCTTCTGGCCCTCACCCCTTGGGGTGGGGGCCTTTTTGGTGTCTCGTAATCCACCTTTCCGCTCTAGAGCTATTGATTGCTCTAGCGCACTCTGCTTCTATCTAGGTGTTCACCCCAGTCGACCGCAGGGGAGCACCTAGTGACACCTGTCTCCGTCGCCCCTCCGGGCGACTACCTGACCACCGGAGAGGTCGCCCGCCGCATAGGCGGCACCTCCCAGCACGTGCGGCAGCTCATCAAGTCAGGCCGGCTCGCGGCGATCGATATCGCCAAGGGAAACGGCCGGCCCCGCTTCCGAATCTCCGAGGCCGCGCTCGCCGACTTCCTCCGCGACGCGACCGTCACCGCCACGGAGGTGGCCTCATGACCAGCACCACCGCCCCGACCGCCCCGCTTCCCTCCGCCGCCGCGCTGGCCCTGGCCCGCCTGGAGTCGGCGTTCCCGGTCATCCAGGCCGTCACCGTGTACGAGACGGCGGCGGTGCACCGCGCCCAGCTCGCCGCGCTCGCCGAGGCCGACAAGCTGTCGGACCTCGACGCGGACTCCCTGGCCCACGCCGAAGACCTGGCCGCCGGCGCCCACGCCACCCTCGCCAACGCCGGCCGCCTCGACCTCATCGGCGGTGCCTGATGGCCCGCCCGTCCCGCCGCGAGATGAACGAACTCGCCGCCGACCGCGAGAAGTGCGCCGCCCGCAGCGAACGGAACGCCCAGTCCGCCAAGGCCGCCGCCAACGACCCCACGCTCCCGGAGACCACCCGCAAGCAGGCCGCGGCCACCGTGCCGATCGCGCTGCGCCACGCGGCGGAGTACCGAGAGGAAGCCGCAGCCCTCCGCGAGGGCCGCATCCCGGGGGAGGACTGGTGAGCGCCCGCGAGATCCTGGCTGACTTCCCGGCTGGTGGCCCGCGCGGCAGCTGGCCGGCGGAGGAGAAGGCCGCCGAGCTCACCGCCTCCGGCACCCCCGCCACCGTCCGCATGGACCTCGACTCCGACCGGTTCATCGTCGTCCCGGAGCGTGAGTCGTGAGCCCCGCCGAGCAGGGCGCCGCCGCGAAGGCCCTCGCCGCGCAGGCCCGCCAGCGGACCGAAGCCGCGAAGGCCGCCGCCGAGGCTGCCGAAGCAGCCCGACGAGCCCGGCAGCGCTAACCCCCTAGCCGCCGCGGGGTGGCGGATGTCCACGGCTCCCCTCCGTCCCGCCACCCCGCGGCCACCACCACTTCCCACCGCACCCCTTGAAAGGGCACAGCCATGTCTCCGTACCTGTTCTCCGCCGACCACGGCCGCACCGACCTGGGCGAGCGGTTCCGCACCTCGATCACCGTCGCCGAGGCGCTGACCCTGTCGATCTCCGAGGTGTTCGACGAGTACGCCGACGCCCGCAAGTCCGGCGACCTGGCCCGTATGGCCGCCGTCCGCGACTACGCCGCCCACCTCGACTCCGAACTCGCCGACGAGCTGGACGGCTTCGACTACCCGGCCGCCGCCTAACCCCACAGGCCGCCGCCGCGCGATCCGCTACCCCCCGTCTCACGCGGCGGCACCCCAACCCGCACCACCAACCGAGAGGAACCCCGAAATGGCCTTCTTCAAGCGCGACATCAAGCCCGTCACCGTCGCCGGTCAGCCCCGCTTCAAGATCGAAGCCGACCCGTCCGCCATGGCGTTCAGCACGCCCGAGGAAGCCGAGAAGCAGCGGGATCTGCTCGACACCTTCAAGCCCCTGGACGACGGCCGCCGCGAGGACTGACCCCACCAGCCCCGGCTAAGCCGCGACGGTGTCCGATCGACTCGGGCCCGGGGCACTGCACCACCCACCTGACCACCAACCCGAGAGGAACCCGCCATGGGCCTGTTCAGCCGCAAGTCGTCCGAGCCCCGCACGGCTACGACCCCCGCCACCCAGACCGACCAGTACCGCCTGAAGGCCACCGGCCGCCGGGTCACCGTCCTCGAGTACCTCAGCGGCGGTGACGTCCGTATCGCCATGGACAACGGCCACATCACACGGGACGACATCGTCAGCTCCCGCGACATCACCCCCGCCTGACCCCTGCAGCCCCGGCATTCACGCCGTGAGGGCGCCGGATCGACTCCGGCCCGGGGCACGCACCGCAGCCCACCTGATCACTCACCCGAGAGGACCAAATCATGACCGAGCCCACCACCCCCGAGCCCGTCACCTACCACTGGATCGCCACCGTGCAGACCGGCCGGGGGCGGATCGAGACCAACGACGGTCCGGTCAGCGCGATCCCGGGCGTCCACACGCACACCTCCACGTACCAGGCCGTCCTCGCCAACCTCACCGAGAAGTACGGGACGGACTTCGGCCTCCTGTTCCTCGCCCTCGAGCCCGACCAGCTGTAGCCCGCCAGCCCCGGACCCGGCGTGACGCTGCCGGATCGACTCCGGCCCGGGGCACGCACCGCCCACCCGAACCCCAACCCGAGAGGAGCCCGTCATGGGCCTGTTCACCCGCAAGGTCTCCGAAGCCGCAACCGAGGCCGCCGACACCGTCGCGTCCGCCGCTATCCGCGCCGGCCGGAAGGTCGCCGGAGAGAAGGGTGCCGACGCCGCGAACGCGATGACCGGCCGCCGCTACGCCCGCTGCCCCGAGGGCTGCGCCAGCAGCGACCCCAACCACAGCCACTGACCAGAACACCCAGCCCCGGCCCGGCCGATCTCGGGTCTACGCCGCAAAGGCAGGCCGGGGCGCCACCCCTGACCACCCCATCCGCACCGACCTAGGAGAGGTCGCAATGCTCCGCATCGTCCTGTGGGCGCTCGCTGCCCTGTACCTGCTCGTCGTCGGCCTGACCCCGGCCGCACTCGCCCCCATCACGCTCGCGTTCGCCGGTCTGGCCGCCGTGATCGCCGCCGTCCCGCCGTCCGTGCTGCTCCTCGCCGCCGCCGTCGTCTGGCTCAAGCGCAAGCCCGCCACCGCCAAGCCCGCCACCACGAGGGCCGCCTGATGGCCCGGCGCAACGAAGCCGACGCCGAGTGCGGCGCAGGCCGCACCGACGACAACCGCGGCCCCAAGCCCACCCGCGCCTGGCAGCCGACCGCCCCCGGCGAGAACTGGTTCAACGGGATCACCCCCCAGCCGTCCGCCCGCCAGGGCGAATCCACCCGCCTGTACCGACGCGCCCGCGTCACCGCCAGCTAGCCCAGAGAGGAATCGATCCCGATGGACTGGAACGAGCAGCGCCGCCTGGACAAGGCCGCCGCCGCCGACCAGAAGCGCAAGGACGCCGACGCCGAGGCTGACCGCCGGGCCCGCGCCCGCGCCGCCGAAGACGAGCGGCGCCGCGCCAACCGGCAGGCGGACAAGGCGGAGGCGCGCGCCGAGAAGGTCCAGAAGCGCCGGGAGAAGCGCGAACGGCGCCGCGAACGCGCCCAGGCGTGGACGAAGAACACCACCCCCGCAGTCGTCTACCGGCGCGGCACCCTCGCCCTGGTCATCGCGTCCGCGCTGGCGTCCCTGCCCGCGCAGATCATGCACTTCGTCTCGATCTCCGCCATGCTGCTGCCCCTGCCGTTCGCACTCGAAGGCGCGGCCTGGGTGATGGCCGCCGGCGTCGCCTACGCCGACGAGAAGCGACTCCCGGCCTGGGTGCGGTGGCTGCTGCGCGGACTGTGCCTCACCGCCGCCGGATACGCCGCCTCCATCAACTACCAGTACGGCGCGCACATCGACCCGGCCGTCGGGTACGGCCTCGCCGCGGTCACCCTGCTCGGGCCGCTGTTCTTCGAGGTGCGGCAGTGGGTGTCCACGCTCACGGTCGACGCCGGGGAGAAGAAGCGCCGGGCGGAGGAGAAGAAGCGGGCGAAGCACGAGAAGGCCCGCCGCGAGCACCACAAGGACGTCGTCCAGCTCGCGGAGCGTCTGGTGTCCGCCGCCCCGTATGGAGCGCTGGCCCTCGAGGACGCCTTCGTCGCCGCGTGGGAGATCTTCTACGGCACGTCAACCCCCGGCATGACCCCCGCGATGCACGCCCAGCAGCTCGCCTCACGGCAGTCCCTCGCCGCCGCGATGGATGAAGCGAACGGGGCGCCGATAAGCGCTCGTGGGCGTCTCCTTCAGATGCTCCACCCGGCGCCCTCAGTGCTCATCTCGCAGCCTGGATCATCGCAGGTCGCGAACCAAGTCCCCCCCACCCAGAAGAGGCCGTCTGAGGTGCCCTCGAACGGTACGCCCAGGGGGGCCCGCCCGAAGCCCGTTCCGCCCCGCCGCACGAAGGGCGACACCCCCCGCTTCCACACCGCGGCAAAGGTCGTCGCAGCCGACACCGCCCGCAAGCACGCCACCGTCAACGGCCACCACCACTGACCCTCGAAGGACACCCCGTGAGCATCGAGACGACCCCGTCCAGCAGCCCCGACCCGGAGTGGGAGAAACTGATCGCCGGCTACCTCTCCGGCCCGGAGAAGACTCCCGCCGCGCCCCGCCCGTCCGCCGTCGACCTGATGGGCGACACGCCTCTCACCCCCGCCTGGACGAAGACCCGCAGCGGCTGGAAGGGCCGCGCCGAGGTCGGCCGCGTCAACACCGTCCGCGCCTTCCGCAAGTGGCTGCGCCGACAGGCCACCGAGCACGGGCACGCCGCCCAGCTCTACCGAGGTGCCGCCCGCATCACCGTGTGGATCCGCGGCGTCGAAGGCGTCGAGGTCGCGAAGGCCAAGCACGAAGCGCGCCGAGCGCACAAGGAGTACCGGCAGGCGCAGTGGGCCAACGGGAAGCGGCTCATGCCCGGCAGCGTCAAGGACAAGCTGTCCAGGGAGATGGACAAGGCCGCCGAAGACTCCGAGCGGGCCATGAACAAGTACCGCAAGGCCCGCAAGGACGCCCGGACCCTGCAGTCCCTTCGTGCCGCCGCGGCCATCACCCCGCTCGCCGCCATCGAGGGCGCCGGCCTGTACATGGGCGGCGGCCCCGGCGGGCTCCTGGCCGCCGGCCTCACCCTCACCGGGCTCACCCTCATCGGCCGCCGCACCACCACGGGCGAACTGTGGTCCGACCGCGACGCGAAGATCGGCGACGGGGACCGGATGACCGAGACCATGCTGAACCGCGTCTACCTGGACGCCAAGGTCATCGGCTCCGACGACGTACTGAAGCTGACCACCCCGTGCACCCTCACCGCAGACGGCAAAGCCTGGCAGGTCGTCTTCCAGTTGCCGTCCGGTATCCCCGCCAAGAAGGCGCTCGGTGCACGCGAAGGCATCGCCAACGGGTTCGGGGTGTCCGTGCAGCAGGTCCACCAAACCCGCGGTAACCGCGAGGACACCATCCACCTGCGGGTGTCGCTCAAGCTGCCGTTCTCGTCCAAGCCGAACCGCGGCCCGCTGCTCGACGCGGAGCAGGTCAACCTGTGGAAGCCCATCCGCATGGGCGTCAACCTGCGCGGCGAGGAAGTCGTCACCTCGTGGGTCGAGCGGTCCGGCCTGTTCGGCGGAGAGCCCGGCTCCGGCAAGTCCGCCGCGGCCAACGACCTCCTGCTCGCCGCCGCGCTCGACCCGACCGTGCGCATGTACCTTGCCGACGGCAAGGCCGGCGCCGACATCACCCCGTTCGAACCGATCGCCACCATGTACGACACCGACGGCGACCCCGGCAAGCTCCTCGAGATCCTGCAGTACATGTGGGACGTCGAGATCAAGGAGCGGCGGGCCCTCGCCAAGGAGCACGGGTCGCGGAAGCTGACCGAGGCGATGGCCGCCGTCGACCCGCGGGTCTGCCTGGCCGTGCTCCTCGTCGACGAGTGGTCGTCCTACGGTGCCGCCGCCGACCAGAAGACCCGCCAGGAGATGGAGCGGCTGCTGCGGCTGATCGTCCAGCAGGGCCGGGCGCTCGGCATCATCAGCCTCGCCGCCACGCAGAAGCCCGACGGCGACTCGGTGCCCACGGGCATCCGCGACATCCTGTCGATCCGCTGGGCGATGCGCTGCCTCACCCCGCAGGCCTCCGACACGATCCTCGGCCAGGGCTACGCCTCCGCCGGCCACAACGCCCAGGACATCCTCAAGTCCCAGCGCGGTGTGGGCATCTACATGGACGGCGAAGGCGCCGAGCCGGAGCTGGTCCGCGGCGACTACTACGACGACGAGGAAGTCGCCGCCATCCTGGGGCGTGCCTACAACCTGCGGCAGGAGGCGGGCACGCTGCCGCTGGGCCCGCTCGACCGGCTGCGCGCCGCCGACACCGACGGGGCGGTCCTCGCCGACCTGCTCGCCATGTACGACGGCGTCGAGATGCTGCCCGCAGCCCGGGTCCTCGAGAGGCTCACCGAGGCCGGCCACACGGTCACTGCGGACCGGCTGGCCGTGCTGGTGCCGCGCACCGAGGACGAGAAGCGGCGGCAGGACATCGACGGCAGCCGGGTGTCCGTCTACCCGCTTACCGCGGTCCGCCGGGCCGTGCTCGACCGATACGGAATCACCGCCTGACCCCGTCCAACCCCCGTCCAGTACACCGGTTTGAACCGGTATGCCCTCCGTCGGAACCCCGTCCCGGCCACCGCAACCCCGTCCGGCCGGGACGGGCCCACCACCCCCAAGACGGACCCAGTCGGGCCCTGACCAGCAGAAACACATCCCATGACGGGCGCGACGGCGACCCTAAACCCGCCCAAACCGAACAGGAGACCTCATGCCCGAGCCGATCGCACCGATGAGTGAGGAGGCCGCCAAGGAGGAAGCTGACCGCATCCTCGCCACCGCCTTCCGCGACCCCGCCCCGCTTTCCGCCGTCGGCACCACCCCGCCCGTCCCGCAGCCCGGTCGGCCGCCGATGAGCCAGGGCGCCACCGATGCCAGCGTCCTCATGCTTGCCGGGGGAGCGAGCACCGCAATGGTCGGCGGGACCGCCGCCGTCCTGATGTACGTCTCCCAGTTCGCGGACCCCGTTGTCTGCGGCCTCGTCTTCGGCGCGCCGACCGCCCTCGTTCTCGCCCTCGCCCGCCTGGCCAAGCGCGCCCGGCCCGAGCCGGAAGTGCACCAGCACTTCCACGGCACCGTCACTCACCAGACCACCCACAGCCGCACCAACGGCGTGTGGGCCCGCACCAACAACCAGAAGTAGGAGACCGGCATGGACGAGTGCATTCTGTGCGGCGCCCCCGGCGGCTACCCGTACTGCGGCCCCGCCTGTGAAGCCGCCGACAACCCCGACGAAGACGTCCCATCCTTCAGCGCCGCCGACTTCGGCCCGCTCGCCGAGAACCTCAACTGACCGGAAGGATCCGCAGTGGCCACCCGACAGATCACCTGCTTCGAAGCCGTGTGCGACCTGTGCGGCACCAGCGAGACCACCGCGACCCGAAGGACGGATGGACGGTCACGCCAGACGGTCGGCTCGTCTGCGACACGGTCAACGACGAAGCCCACCGCACCGCCCACGAGGAAGCAGGCAAGACCATCAGCGACTGCGCCATGACCGCGAGCTTCGCCTGATCAGCAAAGCGACGAGCCCCGGCTGTTCACCCGGCCGGGGCCTTTCCTGTCACAACTCGGACACACCGCCTACACGCTGCCACCATGCGGGCGCATGATGCCCACCCGAACCAACACCCAGGGGGGAACATGCTGTTCAACAGGGACCCGGAGAAGGCCGCACAGAAGGCAGCGGCCAAGGCGGAGAGGAAGCAGCAGCGGGAAGAGGCCGCAGCCCAGCGGCGCGCCGACGCGCAAGCGCTCAAGGAGTGGCGGGCAGCGCATCCCGCCGAGAAGACTCTCAACATGGCGGCGATGCTGAAGCTGTGGCCGTCGTCGAAGATGGGCGTCACCCAGCTCGGCCCGGTCAAGGGCGGATCTGCGGAGTTCGTCGACGCGGGCGCCCACAAAGCGTGGACCGCCACCCGGCTGATTGCTGGTGTCGCCACCGCCGGAGTCACTGCGGCAGCCACCGGCCGCAAGAACAAAGGCGCCGCCGTCATCAACCTGACCTTCGGTAACGGGGCGGCTGAGACGTACACCGTCAAGCCGGAGCCTTCCTACCTGAAGGCCGCCAACCAGTACGTCAACGCCTTCAACACCCTCGCCGCCCAGCTCGCGGGGGAGGACGGCGACTAGCCTGCAACGACAGGGCCCCTGCCGTGGGCTTGGGTTCAAGGGGATTCGGCAGGGGCCCTTCGTCATGCGCGCGGGCTACAGGCGCCGACCCTCACGGCCACCACGCCACGCCCGCAGCCGGTCACGCCACGGGCGGCGCCGGCCATACCGCGTCCGCCGCGCCCACGCGAAATACTCCCGGCTCGACATCTCGCCCGCGACCCACGCACGAGCCGCGTTGGTCGCCGGATCCGCCCGGCCAGCCTGCTCAACCATCTTGGGCCTCCTTCTCTGCCTGCTTCCTGAGGTGTTCCGCCCGGGCCGCCTCGACGGCAGCCTTGCTCGGCCGGGTTGGCGCCTTGGATCCGGGCTTGTGGAGGTACCACTCCATGAAGGCGCGAAATGCGGCACTGCGATCGGTGTCCATCGCGTTGGTCGCCTCCCCGAAGACACCCCAGTCGGTGAGGTCTACGCGGATCGGTCGGGTCGGGGTCTTCGGCTTGTTCGGCGACATGCGCTGACCGTATCCGGGTGTAGCTACCTGAGTCATGTTCACCCCTTTCAGATGTAGCTACGGGTGTAGCTACAGAATCTGCACTGAACGGCTTGCGCCCCGGTGTAGCTACACCCTACGGTGTAGCTACACCTCGAACAAGGGGCGCCCGGAGAACCAGCAGGGAGTGCAAATGACAAACATCGAATCCGCCGCGATCGTCGCCGCCGGAACCGCCGTCGTCCTCACCCCCATCCCCGCGGCCGTCGTCCGCGACCTCAACGACGCCCACGAGGCCCCCGAGCCGCAGCCCGCACCCGCCTTCGACGAGGACCTCACCCGCCGCGTCCACACCGCGCTCGGCATGCCCTACTGGCAGCCCCGCCCCTGGCTGGACGAGACCGAGACCCGCACCGTCCTGTGGTCGCAGCTGGAGCTCAACACCCTGTACGAGCGGGTCGGCGGCACCGTCACCACCCACACCGTCCAGCGGACCACCCACGGCGGCGAGTCGACGTGGCAGGCCACCGAGATCACCGTCACCGTCGACCTGCCCGGCATCGGCACCGTCGCACTCGTCACCGACTGGGACGAAGAGACCGGCGGACACGACCTGCCCCTCCTGCAGGCCATCGCCCACCACTGAACCACCCGGGCGGCAGCCGACCGGCTGCCGCCTCACCCTCACCGCCTAGGAGCCAGTAATGCCCCGTTCCGAAACCCTCGCCGACCTCTCCACCCGCGCCCTCCACGACGAGCGCGACGCCTGCCTCCTCCTCACCACCGACGACTACGCCGGCAGCGACAGCGTGAAGGAGTACCACGCCGACTACGCCGACCGGATCAGCGACGAACTCGACTGCCGCAACAGCTGACCACGTGTGGGCCCGGTCGCCTGACCGGGCCCCTTCCACCGCACCACGAAACCGGGGGAACCATCCATGCGTACCTACGCCACCGCCCAACTCATCGGCGACCGTTCCGCGCAGTGCGACGCCACCGCCGTCTCGACCGCCCCGTCCGGAGCCCGCGCCTACGTCCTCCTCGACGGCATCGGCTCCACCGACGAAGTCCGCGAATGGACCCGCAACGCGGCCCGCAAGCTGGCCCGCGCAGCCGCCCGCCGCGGTGACGCCGAGGCCGGCCTGCGCGCCGCCTACAACCGGTACGCCGCCGACCCCGACCGGCACGGACCGTGGGGCATCGGCGCCAAAGCCTGCGCGGTCGTCGCCGTCACCACCCCCGGACGGCCCCTCACCGTCGCCTGGTGCGGTGACGCCCGCGCCTACGCGATCCGCGGCAGCGCCGTCGACCGGCTCACCGACGACCACAACCTCCGCCGCCTCTTCCCGCCCCGCGACGGCAGCCCCGGCGGCAACCGCAACGTCGTCACCTCGTGCCTGGGTGCGGTCGAGACTGACGAGGAGAACCGCAACCAGTACGGGCACCCCGCCATCGAGACCGCCGTCTACCGCGCGGACACGTTCCGGCTGCTCCTCGCCTCCGACGGCGGATACGAGCCCCACGAGGACGCCGGCCACCACCTCGCCGACCAGGTGATCGGCATGCCGGGTGAAGCCGCCCGCCACTTCATCGACACCGCCGTCGCCACCGCGCGCGCCGTCACCGACCCGCACGCCGACAACGCCACCGTCCTCATCGCCGACATCCGGCCCTGAACAGGAGCCCTCACGTGAGCCTCATCGCCGCCTACCGCACCGCGAAAGCCCTCGCCGACCTCACGCCCGACGCCCCGGTCATCTCCCGGACGGACATGGCCGTCGCGGCAGCCCTCGCCGGAGTGGACGCACCGCACACCGCCGCCGACCGGTCCGCCGTCTGCGACGCCCTCGACGACATCGAGGGCGTCCGGTGACTGCCACCCCGGCCGTCACCCCGGAGCGCGCCGTCGCCGCCTGCATCCGGGCCGCCGAAGCGCACGCCACCGCAGGCGCCGACTGGACCGACGCCGTACAGCACACGGTCCGATCCCTCATAGACCGGCTCGCCACAGCCCGCACCCTGTCTGCGCCCCGCCTTCCACGCCCCACAGTGTCCGCCGCCGAGGCCGTGCTCGACGAGCTGGGCCCGCTCTCCGGCTGGCACGTGGACGACCTCGGAGAAGTGCACCAGCGGCTCCTCGAACTCACCCCCGTCACGAAATCAGACGGCACCGTGCACGCCAGCCGCCCCAACCAGGGCCGCCGCGACAAGCAAGGCGCCTGGTACACGCCACCCGAGGTGTCCGCAGCAATGGCCCGACTGGCACTCAGTCAGCAGATCGATCGCCTCGCCGCCGACGACGACCCAGGCGCCATCTTCGACCTTGCCGTCATCGACCCCGCCTGCGGCGCCGGCGTGATGCTCGTTGAAGCCGCCCGGTTCATCGCCGAACGGCTCGCCGCCCGCGTTAGCGGACAAGACCCGCCGTCCGACGTGCATGTGCGGGCCGCGCTGCCGGCCGTCATGACGGAGTGCCTGTACGGCGTCGATATCGACCCCGTCGCCGTCGATCTCGCGCGGGCCGCCCTGTGGCTGGAGGCGGGCGGCCGGGAGCCGTTCGGTTTCATGGACCGCAACATCGTCGTTGGGAACGCCCTCGATGACGACATGCCGCCCGCCTACCGCGACCGATACCGCGGCAACCCCGGCCGGAGCCTGAGACCCGTCGCATAACCCCCGGGCACGTCACATGAGACGCAAGGAGACACCGTGAACCATTTGCCTGACACCCGACAACGCACCGCGCAGCCCGTGTTCGAGATCGACGGCCGCCGCTTCACGGCAGGCGACCGCGTGCAGTTCCCGCGCGCCGGGATGCGCCAGAACCGGCGCCGTATCTACGAGATCACCGAAACCACGGCCGAGAGCATCCAGGTCAGCGTCGACGGATGCAGCTACCGGCTCGGCCGCGACAGCGCCGACAGCCTCGGCATCGTGCACGCCGAAGAGAAGTGAGGAAGCCATGGCTTACACCGCGACAGTTGCTGCTCGAAGCGGCAACAACTCCACGACGGACCTCAACCACGTCTTCTGCTGCATTCCTGACCTCGCCCTCTGCGGTGTCGACATCAGCGGAGACGAGATCGTCGACTACGACGAAGCCGACTGCATCGTCTGCCTCGACCTCGAAGACCAGACCCGTCCCGTCTGCGGGGAGTAGGCACCCAGCCCTGTGGGCCCGTGCCGATCCGGTGCGGGTCCACAGGCGTGTCTGGGTGAGCCATTGGCGCAGTGTTGTCCACCCCATGCTGCACCATTGGCCTATTGCGTCACCTGCTTCCCGCACCACACGAGGAGCCTGCCGTGCACGACCACCCCACCGACCTCGACGGCTACGACTGGCCCACCTGTAGCCCCTGCGGGCGGCAACTCCGCCACGACGAACTCGGACGCGTCGCCTGCCGACTCTGCCAAGACCGCGCCGACCACGCCCTGCGGCAACTCCCCGGCCCCGGCGGCATCTACGCCAGCCTCGCCCACCGGCTCACCCCCGGACAAGGCAGCGATGCGCCCGTCGTCACCATGTCCCGCACCGCACCCCTCCCCGTCCGCCTCGAACCCCTCTCCCTTATGGCCCGCGGCGGCGTCGTCACCATCCTCCAGACATGGCTGATCGACTGGCACGAGACCCTCGGATGGCGGCACCCCCGATGGGAAGGCAACCTCCAACAGCAGTGCGACCAGGTAGTCAAAGCCCTCCGCGTCAACCTCGAATGGGCCGCCACCGACCACCCGGCGTTCGCCGGCTTTCTTCACGAAGTCACCTCCACCGTGAGGCAGTGCGAGCGGCAGATTACGGGAGAGCGTCCCGAACGCCCCATCGCCGTCGCCTGCCCCTGCGGCAGCATCCTCCGCGTCACCGTGTCCACCCCCGGCGCCCGCTGCCGCGGCTGCGCCACCCAATATGGCCGCAGCGAAGTCCTGGACCTGCCCCTCGCGGACCGGGCCGCCGCCTAACAAGCACCCAGATTCGGCGACTTCCCGGTAGAATTGGGGCAGTTGAAACCCCGGCGACGGCGGCAACCGTCCCGGGGTACGGCCGACTGGTTGGAGTCGACATGGCCAAGCCTCGCAGAAGTCGCGCTGAATCGCGATTCGGGACCCAGGACCCGAGTTGGTACAGCGACCGGATCCCGCATGCGGACAAGGTGGAGCGCGACGATCCGGCGCGTACCCACATCCTCATTCAGCTCCACTACATGGAGCAGGCAGGCGTCGAGATCGACGCCAACGCCGTAGACATCGCAACCAAGATGGGCCGCGCCCGCTACCAGCGAGCCATCGAGCAGCGGCCAGTGCTGGACGGAGACGTGCCCTCATGGCGGAAGGGCCCCAGGGAAGCAGGAGACCTTCCCGGGATCGTCTACTACATCCGCATCGGCCATCTCGTGAAGATCGGCACCACGATCGATCCTGCCAACCGGTTCACCGATCTGCGCCCCAACGAGATCCTCGCTTACGAGCCCGGCGGCGAGATCCTGGAACACCAACGGCACACCCAGTTCAAGGCCCTGCGCGCACGGGGCGAGTACTTCCACCCGGGCAAGCTCCTGCAGGAGCACATCCTGCACCTGAGGGCCGAGCACGGCACCCCTTCGTGGAAGGTGACCACCGTCCCGGACGGGCAGGACTACTTCCCTCAGGAAGCAATCGCGTAATCCGCACTTGCGGGGGGCTTGACAGGAACTGTAATCTCAGAAATTGATCGTGGAACTTCTGTCGCTACAGTCCACCAAGCCCTCGCCAGCCGAGGGCTTTCGTGGTTCCAGGGGAGGCGACATGGCCACCTTCCCCAACCCGGACCCTCGGGACGTCGACAACCGTGACGACGTCGGAGACATCTGGCAGGCCGCGCGCGCGGCGGGCGTGAAGCCCGGCACCATCCGCGTGTGGGTTCACCGGCAGAAGGTAGAGCCCTTCCTGGCTGACGACGGCGGCCCCGAGGTCTTCCACATTCCCACGATCATTCGGGCAGCCCAGGTTCGCCCTGGCCGCCCACGAGTAGCCGCCTGAGGGCGGACGAGGAACCATGACTGCATCCGACAGTGCCGAGCTGTACCCGGAAGACCTCGTCTTCGAGCACGAAGCGGTCGCCGCCACCGGAGTGCCCGGCCCCGTCATACGGCAGTGGGCCCGCCGCGGGAAGATCCGCCGCTTCAAGGGCCGACCCGGCGAATACTCGGGCCAAGGGCACGAGTACAAGACGATGTACGCGCTCCCCGAAGTGCGGGCACGTGCTGAGACCTACCGGCCAGTGCCGCAGCGGGCACCGCACGCCGCCTGATCTCCTGCGCCCTGGGTGTGCGCAGGCCGGGGCCTTGTAGCGCCACGCGCTCGGCCCTCTTGTCCGCCCTGGTCCTAGTGGGGGGCCAGGGCGAACAACAAACCCCTAAGCGGGGCGGAACCGGTCGCCGCCCCGAGTCCCGCCGCCCGAACGCCCCCGTCCAGACGGCGGGACACCCCAACCTCAGGGAGGCGACCGTGCCCGACGAGTACGTGCTGCGACTGGAAGCCTCCGGCGAAGTCACCCCCGCGGCCAACACCGACACGGAGTCCGAGACCGAGGAGGAGCAGTGACCGCAGGACTCGCCCCCGCCCTCGTCTCCGGCTGGCTCAACACCCTCCGCGCTGCAGGCTCCGCCTACAGTGCGGTCGCTGGCACGTTCGCCCAGCTCCACACCGGTGATCCCGGACCGGCCGGAACCGCCAACACCTCCGCCGGCACCACCGCGCGGAACAGTTTCACGTTCGCAGCCTCGGCCTCCGGCTCGGCGCTCGCCCTGGATGCGCCGCCCGCGGCGTGGACCAACGACGGGACGTCGGAGACGCTCACCCACATCTCCGTATGGACAGCAGCCTCCGGCGGCACCTTCCTCTTCTCCGTCGCGCTCACCGCATCGAAGGCGTGGGCTGACAGCGATCAGTTCACGCTCTCCACCCTCACCGCGGCCCTCACCCCACAGTCCGCCTGACGGCCTGACCGGAGGCGCTCGGCATGACCTCCTACCTCGCACAGGCCAACACCGGAACCGACGCGCTCGTGTCGTCCCGATCCGTCACCAAGCCCGGCAACGTCACCGCTGGTGCTGTGGGCGTGTTCTGGCTGGTGCGGTGGAGTGAGTCAGCCAGCTTCCCCCCGGTCACGCCGCCTGCCGGCGCTGTGCTGCGTGGCACCATCGCCACCGGCAACCTGCAGACCCTCTGCTACCTGCACACGGTCGCCGACGATACGGCGTTCGCCTACTCGTGGACCGGGACCCGCTGGTCCTGCCTCGCCGCACTCTGGTTCGACGGCGTCGACCCGGCCCTCGGCCTGGCCACAACCCCGTTCCAGTCGGCGACAGGCAGCAGCGCCAGCATCACCGCGCTCACCGCCTCCACCGTCAACGAGGCCGCGCTCGCCTGGCACGTCAACACCATCGACAGTGCCTCCGGCATCACCCACACCCCGCCCGCCGGCTACACCGAGACCGCGGACGTTCCCCCGTGGGCGACCGCCTACCGCATCGCATCCGGTGACGGCGACCACACCGCAGACGGGGCCACGCTCAGCGGCAGCCGAACATGGGCGGCCGGCCTCGTAGCACTCGCCCCGCCCCCGACCGGCGAAACCGGCGATGCGGCACTCGCCGGCACCGCCACGCTCGCCGGGACAGGCCTACGCTCCACCGCCGACCATGCAGCACTGGCACCCGCGGCCGGCCTGGCAGCATCCGGGGTCCGCAGCGCGTCCGGGACGGCAGCCCTCACCGGGACCATGTCCGTCACAGCCGACAGCACACTGGCAGCCACCACCGACGCCAGCGCCACGGCCACCGCAGCCCTGACCGCGGGCGGGCAGACAGCAACCGCAGCCACCGCCCAGCTCGCCGCCACAGCAGCACTCACAGCCAGCGGCACCACACTCACCGACGACGACATCACCATCACCGTCGGCGCACCGCACAGCCCGTGGACCGTCAGCCCACCGACGGCCGCCGCCTGGACGGCGAGCCCGCCACACACCAGCGACTGGAGGGTGGGCCCGCCATGCTGATCCCCGCCACCTCCACCGAATACCTGCACATCCCCGTCACCCCACCCGATGGCACCGACCTCACCGGATCCCCGGTACAGATCGCAGTCATCGCACACGGAGACAACCCCAGCGGCGACGAATGGCACACCGCCGAATGGGCCGACAGCCAGGCCCGCCTGCTCATCGGACCCGACAGCGGCGCACTCACCCTCACCCGCGGCACCTACCGCGTGTGGATCAACGTCGACCCGCCCGGCGCTGAAAACCTCGTGCGCCTCTCCGGCACCCTCAACATCACCTGAACCCGCGCCGCGCGGCGCCCAACCGAGGAGGCCGCGTGGCCAACCTGACCCTCACCGCCAGCAATCAGGCACTCGCCTGGATGTTCGGCCTCACCGCCACCGCCCCCGACGGCGACCTCCAGGTCGCCCTCGTCACCGCCAACGGCACCGCCAGTGCAGCCGGCACCGAAGTCACCGGCGGCACCTACGCCCGCCAGGACCTCACCGTCGCCGCACCCACCGGCGGCGCCACCAGCAACGCAGCCGAGATCGTATTCGCGGGCATGCCCGCCTGCACCGTCGTCGGCGTCGAAATCTGGGACAGCGCCACCAGCCCAGTCCGCTGGTGGCACGGGGCCGTCGACACCCCCCGCACCGTCGCCGCCGGCGACGACATCCGTTTCATCGCCGGAGAACTCGACCTCACCCTGGCCTGACGGGAGGCGAGAATGCCGTCCCTGTCCACCCTCGTCGACTCCTTCAACGACGGCATCCTCGGCCCCGAATGGGGCAACGCCTACGGCGGCACCACCGAAACCGGCGGACGCGCCGTCGTCCCCTGCACCACCGGATACGCCGGCTGCCAAACCGGCTACGCCTGGACCCTCGCCGGAGCATCCTTCTTCGTGCAGGTGCCCACCACCCCCGACCCGACCGGCGCCACCACCGAAACCTACTGCGCCGTCACCGTCCAAGGCACCGTCGAAGGCACCCGCGTCGGCTTCATCATCAACAAGGTGGCCGGGCTGCTCCGCTGCGTATCCGAGACCGGCTACTGGGATGCTGCAGCCGTCGAAATCACCTACGACGCCGAAGACCACCTGTTCCTGCGGCTCGCCGAAGACGGCACCAACCTCGTGTGGTCCACCAGCCCAGACGGGACAACGTGGACCACCCGGCGCACCCTCGCCACCCCCGCCTGGATCCCCGCCGACGCCGAACTATGCGCCCTCGACATGAGCGCCCACCGCGACGGCGGAACCAACGACGTAGCCGAATTCGACTACTTCAACACCCTCTCCGACGCCGCTGTGTCGAATCTGTCCGCCGCTCTCACCGCCACCGCCGTACTCGACGCCGCAGCCCCCACCCTCACCGCCGGAGCCACCGCCACCCTCACCGGCGACACCACCCTCACCGCCCCCCTCACCCTGTCCGCCCGCCTCACCGCCACCCTCACCGGCGAGAGCACCCTCACCGCCCACGCCGGAGCCGCGCCGATCCCGGAGGTGGCAGCCATGGCAGCCGGAATCCGCAACCTGCACATCGAGCAGGGCGCGACGTTCGTCCAGACGTACACGGTCGTCGACCCCGCCGACTGGACGTGGGACGGATGGACAGCCGCCGCGCAAATCCGGTCCGCGCCCGCCGACAACGGTGAACTCCTCTGCGACCTCACCCCCTACCTCACCGTCACCGGCCCAGCCGTCCGGCTCGCCATCCCCGCCGCCGTCACCGAAACCCTCACCCGCAACGGCGTCTGGGACCTCGAGATGACGCTCGGCTCCACCGTCGTGCGCATCCTGCAAGGCAAAGCCGCCGTCTCCCTGGAGGTGACCCGGCCATGAGGATCGCGGTCACCGGCGAAACCAAACCCGACACCATCGACGTCACCGGCGGACGGCCTGCCACCGTCATCGAAGTCGACACCACCATCGTCGTCGGAGGCGACGGCAGCGTCGTCTCCGTCAACGGCGTCCTGCCCGACGGGTCCGGCAACATTGGCCTCGACGCCGACGCCGTGGGCGCCGACCCCGAAGGCACCGCCACCACCGTGGTGTCCGCCCACACCGCAGCCTCCGACCCGCACGGCGACCGCGCCCACGCCGCCAGCACCCTCCTCGCCAAAACCGCCAACCTGTCCGACCTCGCGGACACGGCAACCGCCCGCACCAACCTCAGCCTCGGCGACGCCGCCACCCGCGACATCGGCACCACCACCGGCACCGTCGCAGCAGGCGACGACAGCCGCCTCGCCGACGCCCGCACCCCCACCCCACACGCCGCCACCCACACAGCCGGCAACACCGACCCCGTCACACTCACCCAAGACCAGATCACCGGACTCACCACCGCACTGGCCGCACTACTCCCCCTCGCCGGCGGCACCGTCACCGGAACGGTCACGTCACACCGCGCGGCGGCCACCGACAGCGTGGTAGCCGGCATCGTCGGCGCCGACACCTTCGACCGCGTCCGCATCCGGGCAGACGGCCTCATCGAAGTCGGACCCGGCAGCGGAGCCCGCGACACCAACTGGCGGCGGTCCGCAGCCAACGAATGGACCACCGACGACTCCGTCGTGGTCAGCCTGACACTCCGACATCTCGGCACGAACCTCGGCTTCTACGGTGCCACCGCCACCACCAAACCCGCCGTCACCGGATCCCGCGGCGGCAACGCAGCCCTCGCCTCACTCCTCACCGCACTCGCCACACTCGGCCTCATCACCGACAGCACCACCGCCTGACCAGGAGGGACACCATGGCCGACGACCTCCTCGTCATCATCCCCACCCGCGGCCGGCCCCAGGCCGTACCCGAGCTCGTCGCCGCATGGGACGAAACCGGCGCCACCGCCGACCTGCTGTTCGCCGTCGACACCGACGACCCCGAACTCGCCGCCTACAAGAAGCACGCCGCCACCCTCAAGGCGGACCCGCGGTTCCGGTTCACGTTCGGCAAACGCCGACGCCTCGTCGGCACCCTCAACCAGCAGGCCGTCAAGGCCGCCAAGACCTACCGGTTTCTGGCGTTCATGGGCGACGACCACCGGCCCCGCACCGCCGCCATGCCATGGGACGCCCGCATCCGCGAATGCCTCTCCGCCGGGCCCGGCATCGTCTACGGCAACGACCTCCTCCAAGGCGAGAAGATGGCCACCGCCGTCGCCATGACCTCCGACATCGTCACCACGCTCGGCTACATGGCGCCGCCCGCCATGGTGCACCTGTGCGTCGACCTGTGCTGGGTCGAGTGGGGCCGCGGCATGCAGCGGATCACCTACCTCGACGACATGGTCATCGAACACCTGCACCCCGCAGCGTCCAAGGCGGAGTTCGACGCCGTGTACGAGGAGTGCAACAGCGAGCAGCAGGTGTCCGCCGACACCGCCGCCTACTACGACTACTGCGACGGCGGCGGCCTCGAAGCCGACCTGGACAAGCTGCGGAACCTCGTCGAGGAGGCATCGTGACCGCCGCCGACGTCATCCAGGCCTGGGACCAGGCCGACCCTGCTGCGATCCACCCGTTGCGGCGCGTCTCCGAAGAGGCGTACTGGGCATCCGGTGAAGCCCAGGCCAGCATGCTCGCGTCGGTCATTCCCGACGGGGCGAAGGTCATGGACTTCGGCTGCGGAGACGGCCGCGTCGCCATCCCCCTCGCCGCCCTCGGCTACGAGATGACCGCCGTCGACTCCTCCCAGCGGATGCTCGACCGGCTCACCGAGCACGCCCCCGACCTCACCACCGTGCAGGCCGACGCCGACGGCATCGCCACCCACCTCGGCCGGCGCCGCATGGACGCCGCCTACGCCCTCGCCGTCCTCATCCACCACAGCTACGCCGACTGCCTCCACATCATCGGCAAGCTGCGGGCCGCAACCAAGCTCGGCGGGACCCTCGTCCTCGACTGGCCCGTCTCCGAGACGCCCGGCGAAGCCGACAACTGGATCGGCGTCACCACTTGGTCCCCCCGGCAGCAAGCCGAAGCCTGCGAGCGGATCGGGCTGGAGCCCGTCGACAGCGACCTGCCGTGGGGCGTCTACCGGGCAGTCAAGGCGGGCAACTGATGCGCGTCCTCCTGACCGGGGCGTCCGGCTTCGTAGGCCGCCACCTCCACCGCGCGCTCGCCGACCGCGGCGACGACGTGTTCGCCATTGACCTGCGCCCCACACCGGGCGTCCAGGTCGGCGACGCCCTCGACTTCTTCCGCCACGACGACACCCGCTTCGAGCTCGCCATCCACTGTGCGGCGATCGTCGGCGGCCGGGCCAGCATCGACGGCTCCCCGCTCGGCGTCGCCACCAACCTGGCGCTCGACTCCTGGTACATGCGCTGGCTCGCCCGCACCCGCACCCCGCGCGCCGTCTACTTCTCCTCGTCCGCCGCCTATCCGGTAGAACTTCAGCAGCCGGGCGACGTGCGGAAGCTGTACGAGGAAGACATCAGCCTCGACTGCCCGGAGCAGCCCGACGCCACGTATGGCTGGGCGAAGCTCACCGGAGAGAAGCTCGCCGCCTACGCGGAGGCCGAAGGCTGCCGCATCCTCATCCCGCGGCCATTCAGTGGCTACGGCGAGGACCAGGACGTCTGCTACCCCTTCCCCGCATTCACCCAGCGGGCCCGACGACGCGACGACCCCTTCGAAATATGGGGAAGCGGCGACAGCACACGCGACTGGATCCACATCAGCGACCTCGTCGGCGCCACCCTCGCGTTGCTCGACGCCGACGTCACCGGTCCCGTCAACCTCGGCTGGGGCAGGGCCACCAGCTTCAACGACCTCGCCCGCATCGTGTGCACGGCCGCCGACTACCAGCCCGCCTACAAGCACCGGACCGACGCGCCGCAAGGCGTCCACCACCGCGTCAGCGACCCCGGCCGCATGCTCGACCACTACCAGCCGGCCGTCACCCTCGAAGAAGGCGTGCGCCGGGCGCTCAACGCGTGAAAGCCGGGGTGGCCACATGACCGAAGCGCGCGTCGAACTCCGCGTCATCGCCAAACTCGAAGCCGACTTCGACAAGCACCAGCACCTCCTCGCCGGCCGCGAACTCACCCGCCGCCGCGAAGGCGACCACATCATCCTCACCTGGCTCGCCCCCGACGCCCCACCCGGAGCCGCGGTCATGAGCCCCTGGTTCACGCTCGTCGGCGACCGCACCGAACTCGGCGGCATCGACTACTACGACACCGCCGGATACCGCATCACCTGACACCCCACGGAGCCCGCGCCATGGCCCAGTACCTGATCAACTACCTTGACGGCGAGTCGGAGACTGTGACCGCCGCCGACCTCGCACCCTCCGGCAGCCAGTACATCGCCTGGGTCGCAGACGGCTCCGCAGCCGCCTTCATCTCCGCCGCCAACGTCCGCAGCATCATCCGCCAGAACGACGCGGAAGCGACAGACCGATGACCGCCGTACCCAGCTACCGCGAACTCGCCCAACGCACCCTCGGCCAAGCCGCTCAGGATCTCAACGCCATGCCGCAAGGCAACGTGGCCAGCGCCGAGATCACTGCCCGTGCCGCCAAGGCGCAAGCCATCGCCACCGTCGCCGCAGCCCAGGCCCTACTCGAGATTGGCGACGTCCTCCGCGAACATCTCCAGCGAGGTGACGCCTGATGGCCCGCCTGCAGATCCTCGAACTCCCCGAAGGCACAGGCGACGACCGGCCGCCATTCCTGCTCGTCATCGACCAGGCCCCCGCCGACCTTGCTGGCTTCGATGCACTACGCCGCGACCTCGGCGAACACGAAGCCCTCATCGAGCGCATCGGCGCTCGCGCCGTCCTCGTCTTCGAAGAGACCATCGACATCCCCGCCAACGACCCGGCAACCCCCGTAGATGAAGCCTTCAAGGGCGAAGTCCAAGAGTGGGCCGCAGGGATGAACGAGACTCTCGCACGCATCGTCGACGCGATCAGCCACCCCAAGAAGCGCCTGAGTCGAGACCAGGTCGTGCCGGAATTCGGCGGGCACCCCGAGCCCCATGCCTGACGTGACGGTGAAGCTGTCCGACGGTATCCGCGAGGTCACCGTCGAGATCCACGGCGCCGACGACGACCCCCTCGCCCGCGCCGAAGAGACCGCCGTCCGGCTGTACGACCACGCCGTCTCCAGCAGCCCCGTCGACCGGCGGGCCGGCTTCGGCGGATGGGCCGTCAGCAGCGATACCGAACGCAGCCCCGACGAGTAGGAGGCGGCCGTGGCCGGAGGATGGGCCGGATCCGACAGGCGGCGGCGCCTGCCGCCCCAGTGGGCAAGGATCCGAGCGGAGATTCTGGCCCGCGACAGTACGTGCGTCCTGTGCGGCGTGCGACCCAGCACCCACTGCGACCACATCAAAGCCAAGACCGATGATCACCGGCCTGAAGGGCTCCAGGGAGTTTGCGGACCCTGTCATGATCAGAAGTCCAGCCGTGAAGGCAACGACGCGCAGCGCAACAACCCGCGGCCCGGACGGAAACGGCCGCAGGAACCGCACCCAGGGCTCCGCTGAACGGAAAGGCCCGCGCCTTGAACGCAGCACTCCAGCTCTGTTACCAGCACATCCCCAGCTTCAAGCGTGAGTCCGGCGGCATCTACCACCTCTACGCCACCCTCCACTCACGGATCTACGCCAAACGGATGCGGCACCTACACCGACACGGACAGCACGCCCCACAACACGGACTCGACCCGCACTGCTCATGGTGCGGTGCCACACCGGAGCGGTGACCGATGCCCGCCTACCTGATCGTCCACCCCCGCGAGCAACGCAAAGAAGACGTCCTCGTCGAAGACCCCCACCTCGAACTCACCGTCACCGACGGATGGGCCATCTTCACCGACCACGCCGGCATCTGCCTCGCCATACCCGCCGGCCTTGGAGCCCAGATCCAGCGGGTAGACGAAGAACAAGCCCCCGCACACGATGAGCCCGCGCCGCAGAAGGAGTGAGACCTGTGGCAACTCGCGGACGCGGAAGCCGCGGCAACGCCGCCCAACTGCGCGCGTACTGGACGACGGGCCGAGGCGGGACAACCAAGGTGCGCTGGAACCAGGCCGGCGACCACCGAAGGTGTACACGAGCCCTTCGGAAGTACCTCGGTGGTCGAGCGCCGGCCTACTGCGCCTCCCTGCACCGGCAGATGACAGGGGTCTGGCCTGGCGACCGACGCAACGTCGGCCGACGACGCAGGTGACCACCACACTGCACGTCGCACCGATCAGTGACCTGGTCGACCACGACACCAGCACGGCCGACTCGGACTGCGTGTGCGGACCAGAGGTCAAGCCAGTCACCCACGACGATGGGTCGATCGGCTGGCTGCTGGTTCACCACTCCCTCGACGGCCGTGAGCAGGCGAACGGGTCGGCCCAGGCCGGGCCGGCGGGGTACGGGAGGGAGCAGGCATGGCAGCGGTCGGTGCGGTCCAGGTCCAGTGTCCCGAGTGCGACGTCGCACTACCGATCACGATGACCGCGAAGTCACCAACTCGCGAAGGCGACAAGGTGATCGTCAACCTGGAGCCTGACCTGGCCGATGTGATGGCGCACGCCTGGACTCACGAGCCGGCCGACGACGATCACTGAACCATGATCCAAAGGGAAACGGACATAGGGGGTATACCCCCCACCCATGATCCTTCCGGATTAATGATACGC